TTCTTCCATCATCTCAGCTTCTAGTTTAGCTTTTCTTGCTTCAACTTTAATACTGAATTGTTGTAAGACTTGTTGTAATTGTGGGTTCTGTTGAACAGCTGCAGGGTTCTGTTGTATTTCCTGGAACCTAACGAACTCATCTCTAAATTCTAATTCAACTTGTTCTTGAGCCATCAAATTAATATGTTCAAAAATATTCTTTTCCAAAGCACCAAGGATCATGGGATTGTTTCTTGCCATGTTCGTTCCCATGAATGCTAAGTGACAATCAATGTGAGCTCTATGGTCTTGTTTTGGAAAAGCTTGAAAAGGTTTACCTGCTAAAGCCATCATGTTTTCTGTAACAGGATCTGTTGGTACAGGTGGCTGTGGTGGTGGTAATATTAAATTAATATCTTTAACACCAATCGCTTGATACATATGTTTATACGCTTCGTATAAGTTATGCATTCCAGGGTTTGATTGTGCTAATTGTAATTCTGTTTGAGCAACACTAATTCTTTGAGTTTGAGAAAAGATATTAGGATCAGCAACCGGGATAATATCAATCTTATCATCGAAGTCTTGAACCTTAACTGTTCTTTGTGCACCCACTACATCGTAAGGATATTCATTTGGTAAATAAGTTTTAAAAATATGTGCAAGTAATTTGAATTCTTGTTTTAATCCAACGTATAATCTTTTATGAATAGCTGACATTACACGAGAACCTCTTTCTAAAAGAGCAACCGTTGTACCAACTGCAGCCTGTTGATTACCATCACCCACAGCCATATCAGCAATAGATGCAAATCTTTGTCCTGCTTGGACAACTATTCCCATTAGTTGTAATAATGTTGCCGATGGTTCTTTGAAAGGTAGAGGCATAAATGCATCTCTAATGTTTCCACCTGGAGCATCGACATCTCTAAATTCTCCTGGTTGTATGGATTGTGCTTGATCTTGTACACGAATCCCTCTTTGTTTAAACCCGGCGGGTAGATTGGATAACGTACCCGCATCAAGTAATTGGCGTAGCGCAGTTGTCGCTGTTCGAGAGAGGCCACCAATCATATGGATCAAACCAAAACCGTAAAACCCAAGTCCTGGAAGAAATTTGAAATGGACAAAATATTGGATCTTTTGTTTTAGTGGATCGTCTGCTTTGAAGTTTCTTTTAATAGATAAAACTTTTCTTGAACCTTCATCGATTGTTACAATGTAAGGTAATTTAATTCCTGTCATATCGCCTGTGTCATCTTTATCTTCAAACCCTTCAAGGTCAAGATTGACATGGCATTCAACTAATCTAAATACATCTTCGTTTCTACCTGATCTACGAACTCCTTCTAATTCTCTTTCCTTTTTCTCAACCGGAGTTTCTGTATCGTAGCCTGGTTTAATATCGATATCTAAATAAAATCCTGAAAGCTGTTGCTTTCTTAAATCATTTTCTGACATCTTAACCGTATGCATTACTGCTTCTGCATCTTCTAAAGATGTTGCTGTGTACGGTACAATTAAATCATCAGCGGGTACAAATTTAGAAACCGCTCTGCTTAAAATTTCGTCATAATAGACTTTCTTAAAAGCAGAGCCGGCAAGAGGGAGGTAAAAGAGCATTTGATCAAAATCAGGTTCATATTCCTTCATTTGATCCATGAGTTGATAATTCATAAAATCTCTAACCCGAGTTGCTTGTTCCTGTTTCTGTTGGTTAATGTTTCCTAGAATCTGAGTTCTGACAGGACCATCTGCGGGTAATAATTCTTTGTACGCCCCTGCCTGAAACTGAGTTACAGCTTCAGCGAGGACAGGATGCGTAGCGCCCGAAGCACCTTCAAAAGGTTGCGACGGGTTAGTGTATTTGAAACCTAAAAGATCTAGACCTTTAGTGTAGGTTTGTTCCCACTCTGATCTAGAATTTTTATATTCTGTATAATCTCCAAAGAGATCGCCGCCGATTTTATCTAAAACATCGTCGGGTAATAATTCTGCTAAGTTAGTGTAATGATCTTCCGAGCCTGCTTGGTTCACGGCCCCTGGTTCAAAATTAATATCAACAGAACCGTCTTCCTGTTCAACAACTTCAGGTTCACCAGGCGCTGATTCTTTAATCGTTTCTTGTGCTTCTACGATTTCTTCTTCAGGCGGTATAGTTACGGTTTGTTCGACGTTCGGCAATGCCTTGTCGATGTTGTCTTGATCTGCCATTTAATTCCAACCTTTTTTTGCTAATTTTGGTTTGCCTTTAATGAGTCCACCAGATTCATATCCTTTTTTGTTTCTCCACTTTCTCCAATCTCCAATGCTATCAAAAAAATATTCTTCTGAATTACCAAAATCGGATTTAAAATCATCCCAAGAGCCTTTATAACCTCTTTTATTTCTTGATTCTTTGTAGATTTGTCTTAGGCTTTTTACCATTTAATTTCTCCAGTTTGATTGTTTTAACTTGTTTTGAAGGAATATTCAACCCTTGTGGGTCAGGTCCTCTTAATGGTGGAATTGTTAAGGTTAATCGTTTAACCATAATATACCCTTGATCCCCGGACCGTGACTTCTTTTGCATCCTCCGGGTGTCTTAAGAATCCTCCTTGCCTCAATCTCATTACTGCTTGAGTCATCGAGTCAACGTAGTCATCGTTATCTCCATTCGGGAACGCTGCACATTCCTCGATAACTTCCTGTGCATATTGCTTATGCATAGGAGCCCATACTCTACCACTTTCAAAAAAAGGTGCAACTGAATTAACTCTAACGTGTTTATCGTTTCCTTTGGAAGGAGTGAAATTGACTACTGGAATTTCCATGTTCCTTAATTCGTGAGTCAATGGAATCCCTGAAGCTTTGGCCTCGATTAAAACCATATCAGGTCGCCAAAAGAGATATGATTCATGAGCCACGCGTCGAAGCTCGGGGAACTCGAACCGGTCTTTCTCAGCATCTAACAGGATTATATGAATCCCGCCGTCATCATCACGGAACACGCCCCAGGTTGTAATAGCTGAATAGTCAGCAGATTCCTTTTTCAAGAAAGCTGTATCATAAGATTGTATAATGTAATCCACTCTAGGAGGGTTGTCATCAGGCCAATCTCTCCACCACTCTCGTTTAATAATTGCTCCTTCGTCCGCTGTCGGTTGTTGCATAAACTGAGCATTCCATTTCTTAACGGGTAAAGATGCTTTCTGAGTTTCTAATTCATCTATATTCCAATACTCTGGCCATACAGGTTTTCCATTTGGCATGATTGCTGGGAACTCAATAACTTCCCATTGATCACCTTTAATTTCTTTTTGAGATTGTATCAGTCTACCTGTTAAATCTTTAGTAGCCCAACGAGTCATTACAATTACAATGGAACCTCCTGGTTGAAGACGCTGTCTAGGTCCTGAAGTATACCACTCAAAAGCTTTATCAAAACCTTCTTTACTCAATGCATCTTGTTCCTTGTGTGGATCGTCAATGATTAATAGATCAGCACCACGACCAGTGATCGCTCCGCCTGTACCAGCCGCGAAGTATTCTCCTCCGCCTTCGGTTTCCCATCTTCCTGCTGCTTTGGAATCTTCTTGAAGTCTAGTTTTAAATACTTCCTGATACTCAGGAGAATCAATTAGATGTTTAGCTTTACGACCAAACCTTACAGCAAGTTCTGCTGTGTGGGTCGTTTGAATTATTTTTAATTTAGGGTTCTTCCCAATCATCCAAGCAGGTAAATAGTTGGAAGCAAATTCTGACTTGGTATGTCTAGGGGGCATATTGACAATAAGTCTCTTGATTTCGCCTGTAGCCAATTTATTAAATTTATCGGCTATGACTTTGTGATGGTACCCTTCTATAAACTCAGGCCACATATGTTTAACAAACGCCAGGAAGTCATTCTTAACAAGAGACTCCTTTTCTCGTTGTTTCAACTTTAATGCTGCTAATAAATATTCTCTTTCGTTATCCGGGTTCTCAAAATTTTTTATAATATTTTTTTTCTTTTTGGTCATAAGTGAGTTGGGATTTTAGTCCCTCTGACTGTATAAATCCTTGACTTTAGTCTTAAGTTTAGGATCCCTTTTGAGTTTAGATGATTTAAGATTATTAATCAATACTAATTTGATACTATCCTTGGTACCTCTATTAAAGGACTAAAGACTCTTATCTTTAAATAATATAAGGAATACTAAAGTATACTCTTATATTGTGTGAAATTTTGGACGAAAAAAAACAGGCGACACGCAAGTGTCGCCTGTAATTTAATTAATGATTTAATTTATTTTGTAGTTATGTATTTTTAAATATTCAATCATATATCTTACAGATGCTAACCTATCAGTGCGACAAGGTAAACCTGTCCCATTGATATCACAATCTAAACAAAGCATAATTGATTTACCTAACTCAATTAATCTTTTTATTTCTTTTTTGTTTAATGTATCACTCATAAAGATCTACACTCATCTAATGTTTTAGGTTTAAAGAATTTATCTCTTTCAATTCCTAATCCCATTCGACCTTTGAAAGATAATAATTCATCTAGATTTACATAACCTAACTCTTTTTCAGTTAAGCAACATAAACCGAATGCCATATTAGTTTCAGGATCTAATTCCGACAGATACCATGTGCCGATACCTGTTGGATTAAAAAGCTTTAACACAGCTTTAAACTCATAATGAGTTTTTCCCTCTATTTGTTTTTTATGATTTGCAATTAATTTTTCTTTAATTGCTTTAGTTAGTATCATCATTTTTTATTTTTCCTTTCTGCTCATCTGATAAATCATCATCATTCAAATAAGCTTGTTTTATTTCTTCTTCACTTGCAATAATTTCAACAATTCTTTCTCCATTATCATTTATGATAACTTTGATTAAACCTTTATTTATTGCATCTTGCATAGCAGAATAAAAACCATCTTTTATTTTTTTAAAATCATCTTTATTCATAGCTGCCCTGCTTTCCATTTAATAATTAAACCTAGAGCTTTAAAAACATTTAAATCATTTTTAGTAAATGTTTTTCCTGCTTTTAATTTAATCATTGCATTAGCAATATGGCAAGATGGATATATTAAATCTTTGCCATAAACATTTTTTAACTCAAGAATAATTTCTTTATTTCTTAAGTCGTCTTTATTTAGTTTCATATTTATTTTTCCTTTCTTTTTTTAACACTTTGCACTTATCAACTATTTTACCTATTACCGTCATTCTTCTTAATACTTCTTTTTTTCCATCACTATTTAATGAAGAATATAATCTTACCATTTGCGGTAAAACATTTTCCCATGTTGAAGAAATATTAATTGTTTCTTTTTTTGTTTTCATTTTCTTTTTCCTTTCTTTGTTTTTCTTTTAATGATTTAAAAAATTGATTACAACTTTTTAAATACTGTTTACTTAAATCTTTATGATTACAAATAAAGTAATTTAAAAGATTATTTTTTTTAGATCTTATTTTTTTCATATTTATTTCTCACTTTCTATTCATCTTGTACCATTACTAGCCCTTATAGGTCAAGTATCTTAACAAGGGTTTAAGAAAATTTTAGCAGGGCAGCTATAGAGCTTTTTTTATTTTTCTTTATTTTTTTCTTTTTTTATTTTTTTTCTTTATGTTTAGACTACAGGCACAAGCAAATTGGACTAAAAAAAATTATTTTCTTTTAAATAGACTACACGCACAAGCATAGATTTTTAGAGAACAAGCATTTTTTTGCCCTTACCCTTGTATCAAAAAAGTTTAAAATCTTAATGTGCGTTGAGATATGGAAGAAAATTTTTTCAGACTACAAGCGATTTTTACAAAACACGCAAAAAAAAACGACAAGCGATTTCTCGCTTGTCGTTTAAAAGTCCAATTACCTTAATCTACTAGACCTTGCTCTCTTGTTATTCCATTTAATTTTTCAACTATTTTATTCGGACAATGTTTTCGTTCAATGATGTTTTCAAGATTATCCTCTAGCCATGTATTCGCACAACTTGTTGTACAAAAAAATTCAAGGATAGAGCAAGAATAACCATAGCGATTTGTATGGTTAGGTTTAAAATATGCCTTTCTTGATTGATACCTACCTATTTTTTTATTCCACCTATCCTTTGTATGACTTTCAAAACATTTAGGGTTTTGACAGATATTTTTTTCTACCATTTTATCTTGTTCAACCTTTCTTGCCTTTGTCTTTCTTTTTTTATCTTGCGTTCATCAAGGTACAACAATATTCCCATCACTAAAGTAGCGAGAATAATTACTTTTATTTCTAAAGGTATCATAGACAATCCTCACAATATCTTGGGTCAGATTTTGAAGTCCACCCCATCAAAGAATTGTTGCAAGTTTTTGCTCTACAAATATTTGTAGGTGTTTGATTTTCTTGTTCTTCATCTAACCTAGTAATATTTGTTATTCCAAAAATATTAGACAATTTCATACGACGATAATCCTTTCTAGTCGTATCAAAAAAAGTTAATTGGTTTTTGGAAACTAGAAATTTACTTTGTTTATCAAAAATACCATAACGCAACATAGTAAATTTATTCGGATTACCATTATGCGTGTCGTTTTTAACAACTAGAGTAAATCTATCGCCTCTCTTAAACAACATCTTGACCCCTTTCTTTTTGTTCTAGTTTTTCTAATCTATTTTCAAGATTAGTTATTCTTTTTGCAAGAACATGATTAAGTTCTTTCTGTGCTTGAATAATCTCTTTTAGATTATTAAAGAAAGTAATCAGTTCATAGTCGCTTATTTGTGTTCTCATTTTTACCTTTCTGTTAAGGGGAGTATATACTCCCCCTAACTTATTTCAACCTAGTTCATAACACTAGATTGAGATTGTTTAAATAAAGCGATTTTTTCCTCTCTTGTCATTTTCGCTTTATGTCTTTCTGCAATCCTAGACGCAACATTTTCAGGATTATATAAAGTTAATCCTGTGGAATTAGTTCTGATAATTTGACTTTCTTCAAGTCTAGTATCAAGACCTAATGCCTCAAATGTTGAGTTAGCAAGTTCTATTGCCTCATCAAGATAACGATAAGATTTTAATGCCCCTTTGATATCTTTCATATCATCAACGACACTTTTTATCCAATCTCTATGAGTTCGTACTAATTCAGATTTCATCATTAGAAATTTTTCCATTTCTAAAAATTCATCTTTAGTACAAGCAATAGCCCTTGACCTACAATAACTCGTACCGATTACATCACAACAGAATTGGTCATTAAATTCTCTAGCAAGACTTACATTATCCTCGCTACGATTACTTAATCCCAAAAACTTATTGTTTGCGTCAGTATGTTTTTGTAAGTGTGGATTGTTTTGATTGTCCTCTTGCTCTATGTTTATATCTGCGTTGAGATTATTTGCTTTCATCTCATCACGAAAATACGCATAAGCAAACTCGTTATTGTGATTATACTCACTACCATTTAGACTACCATTTATTCTAAAATCAAAATGTTTTTGATTTTGAATAGGTTGCCCATCTTCATCTACACTATCTTCATCAGTATAGGCAAAGTAGTAGCACTTATCATCAGCAACAACATCACAAGGACTTCCATACAAACCTTTGAAATACTGCAAAGTATCGCAATGTTCTTTTGGATATGCCCTTTTGACAATCGTTTTTGCTTTGTCAAAATAGTTTTTATAATCTACTTTGACTTGCTCTAGTGTGTTTGAATAATCTAACATTTTTTTATTGTTAGGATTACTCTCTAATGCGTTTCGCATAAGGTTTCCGACCTTTGTACGATACTCATTATTATTTTTCACTCTAGCCATTTTTACCTTTCTGCAAATCGTTAAATTGATTTGCACTATTCTTATATCAAATATTGAAAAAAAATAAAATGTTATTATATAGGATATTGTGAAAGACCTAAAGGCAACTAAAACCCTTTAAATAGGGAAAGATGGCGAAACCATATAAAATATCGGGTGTTGCCCTTTCGCACCTTTCTACCCCCTACAATCTTTGATTGTAGGGGTTTTATTTTTTATTTTTATGTTTAAGGCACAGGCACAAGCAGAAACGCACAAGCAACCACATTGGTAATTGCTTAACTCACGACAATAAACTATGAAAAAATTCAACGCACAAGCAGAAACACCTAGCACAGCTCAGGGACCTATGCGTACCTCACGCCTGATAACTGAAGTTTTGGAGCAAAACACACAAGCAAGCGCCCGTGAGCGCCACGCACCTTATCACCTTCTTACGCAGAAACACACAGCAACCGGCAGGGACCACCACGCACCTCATCACCTTCTCACGCAGAACGACCTAGCTGGACCTCCATTTTTTGCGTGCCTCACGCAGAACGCACAAGCAGATCTGGTTCCGTTGCGTGATGTTTCTGCTATTTTTTTTTATTTTTTATTTAGACTACAAGCACAAGCACACAGCGGACCCAGTTGGCTGCTACAGGGCTCACGCACTTAATCTGTAAAATTTTTTTATTTTTTTAGACTACAAGCACAAGCGAGCGCCACGCCGGAAGCCCGGCTCGCGTAGTAATTTTTTATTTGACAGTTCATAAAATCCCATATATAAAGAATTTGATCAGGCACGGAGCTAAAGATATTTAGCAGCAATAGTCCAGAACAGCTTTGCAGTTCGGTATTGCCCTGGTCTTTAGAAAGTGAGAATATAAAAAATGTTAAAAAAAGACGCTAAAAAAATAGTCCACGGGCTAACGCGTACCAGCAAAATGCCGGGCTTTAGTTACAGCTTGCCAGCGGACATGTGCCAAACAGGTGCAAAGCTACGGAAGATCCCGGGCACGCCCTGCTTTGGCTGTTATGCCTTTAAAGGCAACTACGCAAGATATCCAGCAATTAAGGCAGCCCAATACAGAAGGCTAGACAGCCTGGAAAATCCACTGTGGGTTGATGCTATGACGGCATTGGTCACAGGCTTTGAAGTCTTCAGGTGGCACGATGCCGGAGACATCCAGAGCGTTGAGCACCTGCGCCAGATCTTCGAAGTATGCAACAACACACCAGGGACCCGGCACTGGTTGCCAACTCAAGAGCGACAATATTTGATGGCAATTGACCCGGGAGAAGTCCCTGCCAATTTGGTCATTAGGTTGTCAAGTTCCAAGATCAACGGACCAGAGCCCAAGGCCTGGACGCACAGCAGTAGCGTGGTGACTGACGGCAGCGAGACCTGCCCGGCACCAAAGCAAGGCGGAAAGTGTCTAAGCTGTAGAGCTTGCTGGAATCCTGCCGTTAAACATGTTAAGTACGGCAAGCACTAAGCAACCAGGACCGGTTACTATGTCATTCACTTGGAAACACCCAAACTATTGGAAAAAGTTAAAAGCACAAGCTAGACTACAAGCACAGGCTCAAGCTGAATCCCCCCCACCCCCTCCCTCTAGACTACAGGCACAAGCTAGAGATCACGCAGGTGACAAGCACAATCCTCAAGCGAACCAAGAACCAGCGGTTCAAGGTTCAAACCCAGTTCAACCAGTTCCAGGATCCGGGAACCAGGGTAAAGATAGCAATTAAAATTTTTTTTATTTTTTTTATCTAAAGAACGCACAAGCACGAAGGTGCCAGGACCATGGCTCATATGCCACGCAACCTGGTGCGGGGATATAGCCACTTTGTTGCGTTTTGTTACTTTTAACTCTACTGTAAAAAAGTTGTGATTAGGAGAATAGCCCAATAGGTCAGGAGTGCCAAATAAAGCCCAATTTTCAAGGCGTGTCCACTTAATTTGTGGAGTGATTTTTTTAAGATCTGCATATAATTTTGACTCCGGTCGTACCACTTTTTTGCAGTAACACAACCGAAGTCATTTGGCTAGAAGTTTTTTAGAAATTTACAATTTTATCGTCTTTAACTTCTTCTTCAGGTTCTTCTTTATCTAATTTTTCAGAACCTTCTGTCACATATTTGAATGCATCATCTAATTTAATGCAGATTTCAAAAGATGCTCTGTCTTTTTCATAATCTTCTAACAAGTTCTCTAGGGCTATTTTATACTCAATAGCTTTCCTAAGAGTCTTTGAAGTTTTCTGATGTACTAAACTATCAGGAGTACTTCCTGAATATTTAGTTCTTTTTAGTAATTGATATTCCATTATTCTACCTCCTTTCTATATAAATATTTTACATCGCCTGGATTTTTTTCATCCAAGCCTCTTATTGCATGTCTTAATTTAGGTATATTTACCTCTGCATTAAGAATATCTGCAATCCAGGAATCAGAATCCCCGTAATCATAAGTGTCTGTAAATTTAGCAACTTGTTGTGCTGTTACAGGATAATGTGATTGTTCTAAATCATCTATCAATCCACTAAGATTCCATAATTTATCTTTAACTGATTTGGTTGCTTTTAATCTTTCCTTTAAAGATTTATATTCATCTTTTTTATAGGCAGATTTCCAACCTGTACCTGTATCTGCAAGTGCATCCTCTAACTCATCTATATGATGTTGTACTGCAATCTCAATACAATTAAGTTCTACACCTGTAAGTTTGATTTTATTTTTCATTAATCTCCTCCAATCTTTCTGCTATTACTTTAATATTATTACCATAATCAGAGTCATCTACTTCTGAAGCAAACGCTTTAATTTTTGCCTCCACTTCATCGTAGGCTTCCACATACCACCAATCAGTAACAACTCGTTCTCTTTCTACTTTGTATAAGTATTTATTTTTCATTATTTACCTTCCATTGATTCATATAATTCAGGAACAAAATTAAAAAGACTCTTGTCTTGTTTAGGTAGTTCCTTTAATGGTTTTTCATCAAAATGACCTCTTGCTTCATTTAAATCTGCTAATGACATAAATCCACTTCTTGCCACTACATAGAAACCACAATTTACACATTCGCTAGTAGTATAATCTATCGGTTTACTTTCCTGGCAACTTGTCATTTCTTTTGAACAATTTGGACATTCTGTTTCGTAACTATGACTGCTCATATTATTTTTCCTTTCATTCAGATAATATGGGATTTTATGACTTAAATGTCAAGAAGATAATTTATAATTTTCCAATTATTTTACCCATCTTCCAAGTGCCTAATTTAGCCTGGCCTTTGATGTTAATTCGGTGGGTATCCCGGTCGCCTATAAGTCTATTCTCTAAGAGTTGTATCTCATAGACATCAAGCATTTCGCCATTGGGCATTTCAATTTGAACCCTAGCATTTTGAGCTACAGGCGATTTTAAGAACTTGTTTAATACTTGTGCTAATTCCTTTCCTGTCATATATTGATTTATAAACTATATAGGATATATTGCAAGTATGGGAGTACCAAGTAGATTAACAGAAATGCAGATGAAATTCTGCGAAATCCTGGTTTATGGCGGTAAAGAAGGACCAGTCACAGGAACGGAAGCCGCAATTCAAGCAGGATACAGCGTAGATAGAGCTAGATTCACAGCTTCAGAACTACAGAACTATAAGAAATATCCAAAGGTAGTAGCCTACCTGACGGAACTCAGAAGAGACAAGCTTTCAAAGTTTGAAGTCAACTACGAAAACCACGTAGCAAGACTCGGAAATCTAGGGATTAAATCTGAAAAGAAAGGCAACATGCAAGCGGCAATTAGAGCAGAAGAGTTAAGAGGTAAAGCGTCAGATCTATATATTAACAGAACTGAAATGCGTACAGGCAAGTTAGATGATCTTACAACCGAAGAACTTAGAACAAAAATGAAAGTTATCTATGATGAAGAAACGGAATTAAAGAAAGTTAAAAAAGAATTAGCCGCACCTATGAAATCTTTATCATCTTCTTCACGCAAGAAAGAGGAATCATCGTCCGATCCCCAAAAGTCAGAGAGCCATCCTCATCCCGATCATAAGAAGCAAACAACTTAATAGAGTTTTTATCTTTAGAGTAAAGCCAACCTTCATTGACAGGTGTTGATAGTTTCATCTTATTAAATTCTTTTTCTTCAGCCCAGCCCGAATCACTAACGATGTCGATCCAGTCTACTCTGTATTTAGTAAATGGAATCGGGTTTGGTTCTCTAGATGAGATATTGAGTTTTCGTTTTTTAGGCATGCCCTAGTATACACTGATAATTTGAAAATGAAATATTTTTGAAACCCTTTTCCGTGCGCGCGTCCCCTAGACAGCTACGCTGAAAAACCCTCCGGATACAAATTTCGATGAATAAGCGTTGGTATATAAGGATTCTAGAATTTGTATATTTGCGGTATACAAATTTGGATACAAATTTGAGCGAATAAGCGTTGGTATTGCTTACTTCTAGCATTTGTATACCGGAAAGTACCTTTTTAAAAAAAAATTTTTTATTTTTTTATTTTATAATCTGTAGAGTATACAGACTATTTTTGAGCGTTTTTGTAATATAAATCAACCCTTTTAAGCCATTCATGCTGGTATTTTTGGAACTCCTTTTCGGATACAATGAACTCCTGGAAGTACCCATCCTTGCTACACATTAGCACAACCCCCTGTTGTATCTTGGTTTGATATACATAATTGTGTGCCATAGCGTATGCACCAAGCTGAATCATATAATCTTCTATCCATTCTCGTCTTTTGGGCTTGTTTGTTTGCTTAAAATCTATTATGCTTTCGGCGTTTTTATAAACCCCTACTAAATCTGTCGCACCAGCGTACAATTCTGGGTAATAAAGGGCAACTTCACTGCCCCATATTTCATCTAAGTGGCTTAAACCCTTCTCAATTACTACATCAGCCATTTTATGGGCTTGTTGACCGACATCTGTCAAGTCTAATCTATTCTTTCCCAATATGTGATGTTCCAAGATGGTATGCATCGCAGTACCTCGTTGGGCTGCCTGGTCCATGATCCTTTGTGCTTCTGCCTCGCCTACTCGAGCTCGCCAATTGGCTAACCCTTCAGCTTTCTCGGCTGTCTGAGTCTTATTCAAAATCGTTGTAACACTCGGTAATTTCTCGTTATTAATATCGTAGTGTCTTAAACCTTCAACCATTCCCCTAACGGTTTCAGGATACTCAAATTTTTTATTCCATTTCATTTCTTTAACATCCTCTCCAATTCTTTTTGATGCACCAGGTTATCATATTGATGATCTTCTTTAGCCCGTGCAAGTTCTGCTTTTAATTTTTCTATTTCTTCTTCAGCTTTCTGTCTTTTACTTTTCTCTTCTCTCCACATTTCAAGTAATGTTTGGTAGTCTTCTTTCATCTAAACCTCCTGAAAAATAATCTCCATAACCAAGATCTAAACATAGATACACACATAAAAATAACGGCTATGTGAAAACTTTCCCATACTGTAGGATACATTCCAAAGAATGGAAAGATAAATAACTGTAATAATGTAGCTATAATTAATCCTGATCCAACATCAATAATACTTTCGACTAATTCCCGCACATGCCCTCGCATTCCGAATTGAATAAATCCATTTGTGGATCTTCTTTACCAAAGTCTACTTCATCAATGGGTACACAACTTCTATGTAAATATAATTCATCATTTACTTTAGTAGCCTTTCCACCATCTTTAAATTTTTCCGTGTTCCTAATTGCTTTATCCATGGCTACAACTTGAGCCCATTCCTCTGGATTCTTTTTAACATTTAACCATTCCTCCGTTGAATGATAAGGACAAAAAGTACAAGCCGATCTAGGTGGTGTTGGATATCCATTTTCTTTCATCCACTTTTTACAATCTTCCCTTGATAACTTTTCATCAATCAATGGATAAACATTTGTAATATATTTTATTTGATTGGTCTTCATTCTAAAAACTTCATCGATAGATATACCCATAATCATTTCAACACGGGTACCTTTCTTTCTTTTCTCTCCCCATTTTAATCCTAACATTTCTCTAACTTTTTTAACGACGGGTTTTATTTTATAATCTGCCGTGCACTGGCGACGAAGTAATCCCTTTTTCCCGGTCTCTGAATTTTTAGTATAGAACGGTGCGGTAAAAGCTTTATATTTTCCAACTGAAGCATCAAGGATATCTTGCCTTAAATCTCTGTAAGTCACTGTATATACAGGATAATTTAGCTGTTTCTTTAACCACTCTAACCAGGTGTAAACGGCTTTAGGCTCTCCTTTCACATCGGCGAAGATTGCTGCATCCACCATAGGAATTTCTCCATGTTTTATTTTTAATGCTAGAGTTGAGCTTTGTACTCCTGCGCCAAGTGATAAGATTCTAAGATTCGGTGCTGTCATTTAATCCTTCCGCTTCGATGATGGCTTTGCCGATTTCTTCCGCGATTTTCGGGACGATAGAATTTCCCAATCCTTTAAGTCTGTATACCCTGCCGGGTACCCCATGAGCCACTCGACCCACGTCGGGTTCAGTGTGCCACCAGGAGCCTTCTCCTGATACGCTACTTCCGTCTCCAAATACTTCTTGTGTCGAAGATTCGCCATTCCCTGCGACAGCTTCATTGTCATGCCGATCGCTGCTCTCGGTGTTGGCCACATCTGTGCTTCCTTCACTGCTAGTGTTAATGGTTTGCCCCCTTGACTGTACTTCTTCGTACGTTCCGTTGCTGAGTCTTGCGTAGGTGTTGGCCACATCTTCTTCGGTTCCACTTGTTCCTTGCCTTCCACTAACTCCGCTAGTCCTCGACCGTAACCCTTCGTCGTTCTCCCTGGTTCGTTCGCCCTTGGCGTTGGCCACATCAAATTCGGATGTGCTACCTGATCGTTGATGCTGATTGGCATACCCTTCTCTAACTTCATCTTCATTCTTTTCTCCGAGCTCGGTCCCCTGTCGCAATGTGCGTCGGGAGTCCTCCATATCTTCATGTCCGTTGTTGGTTTGCCGTATTGAACTTGTTCTGCTAGTGAGCCTGGCGGAACTGTCGTCCTGCCTATGCTCTTCCTGTATTCCTCTCTCCTCTTCATAGCTTCGGGGGATCTCTCGCCCCTCACCGTTGCTGATGGTGTCAACCACATCACTTGTTGGTTCAAAGGTGGTACTTGTCCTCCACCAGGATGTTTCTTCCTCGGCTGTGTTATGTTGTTCGAGTCGAATGTCGTCGGGGTTGACCATAGATTCTTTTCGGTGGGCAACAATCCAGAGTCTTTCGCGTCGATGCGGGGCGCCGACGCTTGCAGCTGGAATATTGAACGTCCTGACTTCGTAACCTTCTCCTTCCAAGTCAGTACACACAGTCTCGAAGACCACGCCGTCTTGGATGTTAGTAAGACCTTTGACATTTTCTCCAATAACCCACCTCGGGGTAAACTCTTGGATGATTCGAAACATAACAGGCCAGAGGTGTCTGTCGTCATCGGTTCCTGCTTGTTTGCCTGCGACCGAGAACGGTTGGCACGGGAACCCTCCTGTGATGATATCGGGAAATTGAATTCCGTCTGTAATGAATTTTTCTTTTGTGATTTCTTTGACATCGTTATATATCTTAACTCCTTTCCAATGTTTTTGCAGCACTAATTTGCTATATTTATCGTTGTCGCAAAATGCTACTGTTTCAAAGCTTCCTGTACGTTCTAAACCAAGTGAAAAACCACCCAGTCCAGAGAATAGATCAAGAATCTTTAACTTCATAATGTTTAACTATACTTTCTAATTTATCTTTTTTAGTTATGCTGAAGGGTACCATCCTTTTTGCACATTGTAAAGCATCTCTATGAGAACAACGCCATCGCCATTGATCCATTGTTTGATGAGAAGCCCTTGGTCTAAAATTCATATGTCCACAACCAAATGTATCTAAAGCATATTGAATAGTTTCTTTACAAGTCATAGCTATTTCTAATCTTATGTTCCAGGTAGGGTAAGCTTTTTTCTTTCCTTTTCTTTTTACCATATTATTGGAATAGGTTACACACCCTTCGCCATCAAAGAGTCCTGCAAGATACCTATCACTCATAAAGTAACTACCATATAAATTGATAACAAGGTCATCAATCCTAAGAATGCAAATATGAAGAAAAAAATTTTATTCACATTTTACCTTCTTTACGTAGTTGGTCTATAAATGACGGCTCTCCCTCCTTTCTTAATACTTCTTTATATATTTTTAAATTTTCTGCTGCCTTAATAAGTTTATTTTTAAGGAACTTGTTTTGATTTGTTAGGTAATCAATCTGATATTGTAAATCAGATTTTCCCCGGTTCTCGGTCTTTGTTTCTTTAGTTATTACCATGAGTTATTATATACCTTCCTACTGTTGTTAATGGATTGGCATCAAAATGTTTGCTACAACTAGTTAGACTTACTAGGACTATACTGATCAATAAAATCTTTTTCATCCAATGTAATCTCTCCTTGTGATTTACATACTTCACAATTAGCATGTTGTTCTTCTCTTGCTAATTCGTAAGGAACTCTTACGAATCCGTTTCCTTTGCAGGAAGGACAAATTGCTTTATGTTTTATTCTTGTCATGGCCTTTCCTTTCTGCTTTACCATTTAACTTTTTTAATTTCTCATTGACCAAATAAGTTACCGTCTGACTTCTGCTAAGTTTTAGATTAGGATCTAAACTATTGCGAAGCAATTCTAAATTCGAATAGGTCTTATGTGATAATGATACATTTTTATATTTGCTTGTATCGGTCATTTAATATATCCTTCTTTCATATTTAATTTATAGGATTTATCTCATAATATAGAATATTAGTCAAATGAAATTTTTATTAAGCATGATTATTTGTACCAGTGTTTATCAGCAGTGCTTACCCCCTCACCAAATGCCTACTGCATATGATAGCCATTACGAATGTATGATTGCTGGATATAATGAGTCTCTTAAAAAGGCTAGAGAGATGGGACCCTCAGATGTAAATAAGTATGGAACTATAATTAAATTTTATTGTCAACAACAAGAAGTAGAAGAAACTACTTAATCAGTTTTACAAATACATCCGTAGAAATCCCCGCTACCATCATTCATTACATGTTGGTTAAAAGGTGCATCCACATAGGTACTTAATTTTATCCTTAAGATATCACAGAGCTCAAAACAATTTACCTTTGTGAAGAGTTCTATCCCCTCGGTCATTTGTTTGGTTACTGGTACTAGATGATACAGTCCGTCGGTTAAGATTATTAGGTCCATTAGCAAACTCCTTTATAAGTTTATACCATTCTTCTTTATACTTAGGATCTTTGGTTTTATTCCAAAGGATCGCTATCTGATCCATCTTCGTCGTGTCCACCTGGTTTTCTCTTTCCCCATTTAATTATTTTATTAAAGTTCTTAGCTTTAATATTTACTTCAGGGCCAAATCTTTTCCAGGCATCCTTCATTAAATTTAATTCAATAAGAAAGTTAGCCCATTGCTTTGGCGTGATTTTATCTATCTTTATATTTATTTCTCTCATATTTTTCCTTTCGATGTAAATTTATAGGATAGTCTGAGAATATTGTCAACTTTAAAATAAAGCGATTTTAACGACCTTGCCCCACATATGGCTTCCTCCTAGGGATTCTCTTAGAATAGCTCTTAGCGTGCCTCCCTGGGCGTTTACGGGGGGTTCTTTTGTGGTAATTATTAACGCCGAACTTAGGTGCTTTGCCCATCGTCGTTCTTTAGAATCATTTTAATTTCATCAGGTTTAGTACCGGATGGAATATAGCTAATTTTACCATTAATTTTCTGCTCTAATTCACCCCCACATCTAGTGCATTTAAAAAATTTATCTATTGAAATAAGGATTGATTCTCTAGCACAATCGGGACATACCCCATTTACTACTTCAGTTACCCATCTCATCCAATTACCTTACCATCTTTCCATTCCATATCTGGAAGACCATCTTCATAACTCTTCCCGTCGTAAGTTAAAACTTGTTTTCTATTAGATCCTTTTTCACTATAGCTGCAGTGAACCCATCCGCCGGCTGGATCGTCTTTGTCGTAGAACTCGAGGATTAATTGATCAAAGTCACAGTTGTTTTGAATCCAATATGCTAGTTTAATGTTTGGTACTCCTGCTATTTCGAAGTCGACCGCTTGGCCCTTAGCATGCTGGCTCGTTTTTTTCGAGCCGATAGCTTCGCAAAGTGCTTCCGATCTGTAACCAGAGGTAATAGTAACGGGTTTATCAAACTTCGCACGAACCGGTTCCAAAATTTCATAGCACACATCCCCTAAGTTTTTAATATCCCCGGCACCTGGTTCATTCTTGATACCCTTACGAGTAGCAGTCATGGACTTAGTGAACTCTATTAATTTAAAATGTTTACTCAGTTGCATTTTTATACCTCTTCCTGTTATATTTCTTTTTATTCTTTACTACAAGCATTCTGTATCTCCTTTGTCTTAAATGTTTAGCTATAGGGTTTTTCTTTTTAGTCAAGGATTAAAGCTCTGATATTTTTTCTGCCCTGATATATCTCAGTCTTAGCCTTACCTTTATAGCATTTATAAGATACAGTTTCGGAGTACTGTCTCTCCGCTTCACGTTTCCCGCGTAAGCATTGGGCCATTGACGGTTGAATAAGGTGCTCCTTAATTTCTCCGTTTACAAACATCAGAAGGGCGATCACACTCTCTATCAATTTTGACCTCCATTTTTATAATGTATTTCTCTGTTAGCATCTTTAAGCTTTTCAATATCTTCTAAAACTTTATCCATTTGTTTTCTTAAAAATTCTATGTTGACTTTGTTTAAAGCCATTGATTCAATATGTTTGTTTAACTTATCCACGGTCTTATATAAATCCTCGATCATCATAAATTGCTCGGAATCTGCCGGAAGTGAACCAAGTTGACCCCGTGGCCATTTGATTCTAAACTCTGTGTTCTCAGTTAAATCTTTAGACATTAGTTCTACTGTTGTTTGAATTTTGTTTTGCGTCTCAATGATACCGAAGTAAGCCCAGGTTCCAATCGCGACCATCGCGATCAAAGAGGCTACCGTTTTCATCGGCATTTGCACAGCTGCTTCTTCAGAAATTTTGAGAGGTTTACCCATTAGTTATAACTATATCCTGTGTTGCCTTGTTCTAATTTTTTAAATAATTGTTCGTGTTGGTCCATGATCTCTTTATCAGAGTCCTGCATGTCATCCATTTGATCTTGTAGTTTTTCTACATATCTTTCTAATTTGTGTACTTTATCTTGTTGTACTGCTTGGATAGTTGACAGTTCAAAAGTTCTAGATAGACTCCAGCCAGCTAGTGCTAGCAAGATTCCTACCAACATTGTCATTAATTTTTCAATCATTCAATCTCATTCCAAGCCGCTTCGTCATCAATTGGTTTTGGTTTAGGAAGTATATAATCTTTTGAATCAACTTTCAATGGTGTCTCCTGAACTGGACGTACGAAAATAGCCAGTAAACACATCAAAATTATCAAAACTGCTGTAAATCTGTAGTCCATAATAAGCCTCCATATTATTGACAGCTTTCACATTCTCCGGTGTCGTCAATTACGAGACCACCTTCGTTTTCAAAACTTTTATCTTCTGCTCTACCGTTACATTCACAGTTGGTACACTCATCTTCTGTATTAAGACAGTGACACATTTTATTACATTTTTTACACCAACGTTCAGTCATCTTTTTTATCCTCAATATTATAGAAGAACCTATCGGTATCTTCTGTTTTCCATTTACCACTATCTTCAACATTCCAATCACTTGTTTGTACTTTCCAGTCAGGAACATTATTCTTGACTGTAAATGATGGTATGTCCCAAAGTATTCGATTGTTTGGCTGTGCCGCATAGTTACCGTCGTCTAAGGCAAGTATGTGTGCGCACTTATGTTCGTGCGGTATTTCAGAATGATCTGTATCTACTATATTACTCTCTGGGTGCCCCCAGTCAACGGTAAAAAGATATTTTCCTGGATGTAATTTTTTATCTTTACCAAAAAATTTACCCGATTGTCCGTCTAGAATATCGAAAGAAGTAACAGCAGGATAATAACTAAAACAATTCCAGAGCTCCAACTCATCAAGTCTATATTTAGGAACTTCTTCTGGTTTAAAGCCTCGCTGCATGAAGGCAGAAATCGGGAGACGATAGAAGACAGCACCATTTTCCATGATTGCATGAAAGAGTATAGGCCGTCCTGTAATCGATGCCAAGCCAAAGATAATACAGTCTTCAACTTCTCCATAATGTCCGGTAAGGTCATATAAGTATTCCCTCCTTATTTGTGCGTAAGTTACAGGTATATTTGCATTTAAATAAGCCATTGTAAACCTTTTTATTAATGAATTTCACCCCAGTTTTCGCCCTCTTCATAGTCCACTTTATTAGGAACTTCAAGGGTTACTGCCTCCTCCATTATTTTTTTTATTTTATCAGATTGAGATTTATTTTCAACTGAAACACACAACTCATCATGTATTTGTATGTGTGCGACAATTCCTTCCTTATATAATTCCAACATAGATTTCTTTGTCATATCCGCTGCACTACCTTGGATTAATTTATTTAATGCTTTGTATGTGTATGCTCTCTTGATCCCTGGTCCATGTTCCTGGAGTGCTTCTTCGTGCGGTAATGCTTTATGCATACCAAAACTATTTGGTTCCCATAGATGGAACCTACATAATCTTCCAAGTAAGGTTCTGATTTGTCCTCTCTCTTGAGCTCTGTTAGAAGCTTTACCCATTAACTGTTTAACAAAAGGTACTTTGTTATGGTACTGAGAAAATAATTCTTCTGCCTTCTCTTTACTTACACCAAGTTCTGCTTGAAGTTTAGCTTTACCCATTCCATAGAATAAACCTAAGTTAATTGTTTTAGCTTGGGTCCTTGGTATGTCAGCCATCTCAGCAACTGTTCCATGGAAATCTGAATTAGAATCATTTTGATAAGCATCAACTACATCATAAACCGAAGGTAGTTTATATAAAGATGCATAATGAACTACGAGTCTTGGTTCTTGTTGAGAATAATCAAAGCATCCCCACTTATGTCCTTCTTCGGGAATAAATAATGATCTGATCTTAGGTCCGAGATCCTTGTTCCTTGCAGGAATTTGTTGGAGGTTAGGATTCTGATAAGAAAATCTTCCTGTTATTGTTCCTCCGTTATCGGATCTTAATTGGTTTATCTCGGCGTGTATTCTTCCTTTGTGTTCGTGTCTTAATATCGAATCAATAAAAGTTGTGTGTGCTTTATTAATCTCTCTTGCTTGTGCAATTAAATTAACAACAGGATGTTCATGTTCCTGTAAAAAATTTTTAGTAAAACTAGGTGCAGAAGTTTTTTCTGTTCTCTCATATGGTATCTTGAGTGTATCAAAAACATTTGCTATACTTCTAGCCGCCCAAATTTGTGGTCTTATATTTGTTTCAGATTCTATTTTAGTAAGGAGATCATTCTCTTCTTTAATAAATTCTTTTTTCATTCGATGTGCTTTTTCTACATCTACTCTTACTCCCTTAAATCTCATATCAACTAGACAAGGAAACAATTCTGTTTCAAGATCAAAAATATCTTCTAAGTCTTGATGAATAATTTCTTTCTTAAGTTCTTGCCATAAACCTAAAGTTACTTCAGCATCTCTTTCTGCATACGCACCAACGTGCATTGCAGGAAGTTTATACATTTCAGCTTTAGGATCTATACCCCAACTATGTGCTGCCTCTGTTAAGGCTGCTTCATTTTTACCGTAGCCTAAATACTTCCACGATAAACTATTGAGATCATAACGAAATCTGTTCTCATTGGTAACAGCTGCGGCTATCATTGTGCAAACAATATCGCCATTGATTTTAAGTCCAAGTCTTCTCAACCAACACACATCATACATGGCGTTATGAAAAACCTTGGTAGATGGGGATTCTAGAATGTCTTTTAACCATTCCAAAACTTTATCTCTATCCATATTGCCACCACCTTCGTGAGCAATAGGAAAGTATCCTTTGTAATGACTAGTTGCTACAGAAATTCCTACTACATCTCCATTACCAATTACAGAACCTGATCCTCGTTCCTTTAGTCCTGGGTCTTTTGTCTCTAAGTCAATTGCTATTTCATCTACTTGTCTTAGGTCTGGAAACTCTGTAGGTTTAACCCACTCAGTTTGTGCTTCAAACTTCGGTATCTTCATAATCTCTCTCCATTATCATTTCTATGTAGTGTATTGCTTTTTTCAAATCTTCCTTCTTTCCTTTGTATGGGTGTCTGCAAATATACTTAATAGCATTCCCTTCTGCAAAAGGCAAATTGTTAGCGTTAATAAATTGGGAAGGTTGAATCTTGAAGTTAGAGTAATGATTCCCTCCGTGTTGTTTAGTGTATACTTTGGATTTCATATCCTAGTCTTTCCTCCTTTGCTGCCATGATGTATAGATTTTGTTTTGTTCTTGTAACACCGACATACCAAACTCGATGTTCTTCGTCTGCTTTCTCAGGGCTTTTTTCTATTGCTTCCCTAATCTTATCTGTATTATCTAGTATCAATAATACATTATCAGCTTCGCCTCCTTTTGCTGAATGGATTGTGGAAAGTTTAACTCGTGCATCTTGAGAAAGTTTTTCTTTATTACTTAACATTTGTCTAATGTATAATGTTTGTTCTGGATCAGCGTTGAATTTTTCGTACCAGGTATCTGTATAATCAATTCCAAACTCCGTACATTCATAAGTATTTGCTTCATCTACATCAAAGGTGTGTCCCGTATAATCAAAAATATCTTTTATTTCAGGTGGTGTAAGTGGGTTCCCATTAGTCCATCTTGTAAAATCTTGAATGGCTTTATAAAGTTTCGCACTAAAACTTTTTCTATCTTTATATTCAAAATAAATTCCTCGTTCTATTAAAGGTTCTTTTAATTTAATTAATCTATAATTAGTTCTTGCGAGTATTAACCAATTACCTTGTGTTAAATCAACTTCATCAATACTATAGACATCTTCACAGTGTCCCTCATAATCTCTAGGTTCCCATTCTTTTGTAAGTCGGGTAGATATTTGAGTAATAATAGAGTCTGCAACCTGTTGAACTTTAATTGGAACTCTATAAGATTTAGGTAAAACTTTTTCTTTAGCGGGTTCATCTTGGAATCTTTTGACATCTGCACCTGCCCATCCATAAATAGCTTGATCATCATCTCCTGCAAGAATAACTATTTTAGAATTTTTCTTTAGGATATCGTACATCTTCCATTGAATAGGGGAAAGGTCTTGGGCTTCATCAATAAAGATTACATCAAACTTAGGACATAAATTAGATTCAATAAATCTTTCAATCATATCTGTGAAGTCCACTAACCCAAAAGATTTTTTATAATTGTTTAATTCTTTTTCTATAATTTCTAAAAAATTATATTCCAAATCATCTGAATATAAATCAGTATCAAATTCTTCTTTAATAGTATGGTTTTTAATCCGAGCTATATTAATAATATTAAAGTATTCACTATCAGAATCTATGTATCCTGTGTCTTCTTCTCCTCCTTTATAAACTGTTACCTGTATACCAATTGCTTTACCCACTTCTTCGTAGTGTTCGGGTTGCATAACATTATCTTTCTTCATACCTAAAGTTGCAAAAGCCAGTGAATGTAGAGTTTGAAAAGACCTTAAATCTCTATACCCATACTGAGGATATATTTTTAACATTCTTTCTTTTGCTTCGTTAGCTGCTTTCTTAGTGAATGCGAAGTATCCTATCTTATCTAATGGAGTTCCTAATTTTAAAAATGTTTGTACATACTTTAAAAGTCTAGTGGTTTTACCTGTACCAGGGGGACCCAATATTTTTCTTATCACAGAATATCCTTTTTATGTTCGGTTAGTTTATGAAAGATTTGAATTTTATCAAATTTTTTAACAGCAATGACTACTACATTTTTAGTAGGACTATTGTGTCTACCTTTTTCTTTAGTCGGAAATCTTTTTTGATCTAGAAAATCTATTTCACAATCTTTGTATATCTTTAACATCATAGAACCTGTCTTATCCTCGGGATAACGCCATCCTTTATTTTTTAATTTTTTATAAAACATATCAAATTTAAAATAAGCATAGCCTTCTTGAAGAAGAGTAGTCCCTGATTTAAACGATGCATCATTCTTAGCTTCGGGTCCTGTAATCTTTTGATAAAGATTGTCGTGAAGTTTTTCTCTTGGTGTTGTACCAATTGGTGGTGGCATTACTTTTTGAGTTTTAAATAAACCATCTAATACTTTCTGGTCGTCCGCACCTTTTTGTAAAGGTGGGACGAATCCTGCGTACTTTGCTATGGAATTTCTTCTTTTTCTTTGGTCTGTTAAATGTTCAATTGTTTTACAATGAACTGATCTTACAGTCTGTCCATCAGGAAGAGTAACATCAAAATTATATTCTGGTTCTGGTTCAAGATCTACTTTTTCTAAGTTACCACATAAAGGATATGAATCTTGAAAATCTGATGCAACTCCAAAAGCTCTTTTTACACACAACCCTCTCATACAATGTGGAGCAATGGGATCTTGATTACACGTGTAACCTTTATAGTTTTGTTTCCAGGAACGAATCTTCTGAGATAGTTTTTGTTTAGACCAAGCAACTGAGTCTTCAAAATATAATACGGGTGCACTCATTACTTTCTCTTCCCAATTGTCTGGGTATTTCTTTTTAGCAAAGACCATATAATTATATAAAAATCTATCTCTGCCATCACTTAATTTATTTTTTGATAGTGCTGCCAAACACGGAGGACCATCTATAAATTCTGCACTTGATCCTTCTAAAACTTTTTTCTCTAACTGTTCGTCTATGTCTTTAATTCTTTCTGCATCTAAAAAATTTGCTTCTACTAATGGTATGAATTGTTCAAAAGGAAATTCTGTTCCGTCGAAATTAAGAGCTCTTCTTTCTGTTGTCTTAAAATAAGGGAGGTTAATAAAATTCCCCTTATTAATTTCCCCGGTCTCACTGTCTTTGACAAGTTCTGTCTGTTTAGGGAACACTTCTGTTTCAGGTTTTAAATTAAATATTGGAATTAAATTAGTTAAAAAAGATCTAATAATACTTGCTGGTATAAATTCTTTTGTAAAAATATAAATATGAAGTCCACCACTCTTAGAAAGAATAGGGATTAAAGGTAAGTTATATTCTTTAATTTTATCTAAATAAAATTTTCTATTAAAACCCTGGTATTCATTAGGGTCAATATCAATTGCTCCAAACCTTGCATGATTCTTTTCATTACATGGTTGAACACCAATTGATTTAGTTCCTTTTAAATGGTCTAAGTAATCTTCGTCAGTAATTTTGCTTTGTGCCCATCTGTATTCAGGCTTTTGTTTTTTAGAGATAGGGTCTACCTCAAGGCGTTGCATGTCAGCTTGCCCGTAGTTATCACTAAATCCTGTAAATATTTCTATAAACTTTTGCTCCATAGCATGTTTTTCTGAGGCGGTTCCACTCTCGCTTCCCCGCCTCTGTTGCAACTATTCCCAAAAGGAATTAGAAGTGTGAACCTGCCTCTTTCGGGGCTGCTTCACCATGCTTTGCTTTAACATTTCCTTGAGAAATATTGTCAGCAAAAGCTTTAGCTTGTTGATAAATCTCTGTATTAGATACAGGACCGATCTTTTGTACCTCCCAGCCAAACCAAGTTCCTTTATCATTAGACTGTTGTACAGTTCTTAATTGATAAGTATGGCTAAAAGATGCAGGAGTGAACATACCATTCTTTCCCTTCATCTTTATTCCTGCCATCATTGAGTTCCACTTTCTACTAATTTTTAATTGAGTAGATTTCATAGAAATCAATGCGGTTGCGGCTGTTGGTTGAGTAATTAATACAAAATGACTCGCAGTCTTTTCAATATAATTACCGTTAGGTAATCTATCTTTATAGTTTGCGTCCATTTTTGTTTTACTCATTATATCAGATGCTGACGAATGTATTGCTACAGGTCCACCTGATCCTTCTCCTCTGTCTTTCCATTCGATGTATTCGAGTTTATAAAAACACGGAATGACACTAATGCCCTTCGTACCATCATATAACTCTCCAGAAACAGAATTGAAAATCATTCCTGGTTCTGCACCTTCGACATATTTACCATCTCTCTTATTTACTTCGGGAGATAGCTGCCCTAGGATTTTTAAAAAAGGTAAAGCTAAATCTTCTTGAGTTAGTTTACCCAATCCTTTGCCTGCATCCTGCTCGAATGTATTCGCTGGAAGCTGTGCATTGGATTTAACTTGAACGTTTGTTTCTTGGTTCATGGTTATTTGCTCCTTGTTATTTTGGTTTGGTTGCCTGCAAACACGTTAAATAGTTCCGTGGGCATCTCTTTTCCAGATTCAAGACGCTCACGAACTAAAGCTTTAAGGGTCATGGGTTCAACCTTTAATTTCTGGACAGGTTCATATCCTTGACCTTGCGCAAGGGTAGCGTAAGCCATTGCCTTGTTGTCTTCGTTACGACCAAAAGCAACGATAATTTGATTCTTAATCAAATCACCCAGGCCGTTATCTCGAAGCCATTTAAATGCTCCTTCCTGTTTATCTTTAGGAATAGAAGCACCGTAGATAGGTTTCACTTCAACAGCGGAACCATCTGCTAATTTTAAAGTTGAAATATTCATTTCCTGCATCATAGTCGGAATAACTTCTCCTGACAATAATTCAGATTTTCTTTTCAACTCTTTTAGTTCTTTTTCTTTTTCTTCAATCTCATCTTCCAAAGATCGAAGATTAACTACTTGATCAGAAAGTTCTTTAGCCTCATTAACTGCTCCTAAACTTTCTTTTCTATCTTCTTCGAAGTTAATAGATCCACTACCTGTGAACACTTTAACTTTTACGTCATCATTAATCATCTATTTCTCCTTTCTCATATAGATTAATTGTAATAGGATAATATTTTCTCTCTTGTTTATCCCATTTTAAAAGCTTGTATTTTCCATTTGTTATATCCGATACAATTGAACAAGCCACACCAATTATAGCAGGATCTCCAGTTAATAAAAGATAATCATCACTCGTAAAATCTTTCAGGGTTTTTCTTAATTTAAAAATTAATGGACCCGGAGAAAAAATTATTTGTGAAAGTTCAGGTAATAAAAATTTTAAGGTCCCGTAGTCAGCTGCCCCCATAATATTTATTTTGGGTCGGCCTTCCCGAGTTCCCGGTATTTCTTGAATTACATAAACTGTATTTTCTTTCATTGACAAAGATATATATCTTGTGTTAAAAGATGTCAATACAGAAAGAAGAAAAATTATGAACTATAAATTTAAGACGAATCCATACGCACATCAAATTACTGCGTTGGAAAAATCCTGGCAAAAAGAGTATTACGCCTACTTTATGGAAATGGGTACAGGTAAATCTAAAGTACTTATAGACAATGCGGCAATGCTTTATGACAATGGTAAAATAGATGGCCTATTAATTATAGCGCCAAAAGGGGTATATAAGAATTGGCACGAACAAGAAATCCCCGCCCACTTAGCTGACCATATTGAAACAACTAATGTGTTATGGCAAGCCAATATAAATAAGAAGCAGGATAAAATATTAAGAACCCTGTTTGATACAGACCATCGCTTACATATATTATGTATGAATGTGGAAGCATTCTCTACTACTAAAGGTGTTGAGTTTGCGGCTAAGTTTTTATCTTGCCATAGAACAATGATGGTTATTGATGAGAGTACAACCATTAAAAATCCTGAAGCTAAAAGAACTAAGAATATCTGTAGTCTTTCTATTCATTCTAGGTATCGTAGAATTCTTACAGGTTCTCCTGTCACAAAATCGCCGCTAGATTTATTCAAACAATGTGAGTTCTTAAGACCCGAGCTCCTTGGTCATGTGTCCTTTTATACATTTAAACAAAGATACGCTGTCATGAGAAAGATGAATTTCGGTGGAAGGCAAGTAAATATTGTAGTTGGTTATCAGAGACTCCCCGAATTAACCGTGAAATTAAAGGCTTTTTCTTATAGAGTTTTAAAAGATGATTGCTTGGATTTACCTCCTAAAACTTTTATGAAGAGAGTTATTCAATTAAGCCACGATCAGCTTAAATTATATAACCAAATGAAACAAATGGCACTTGCATATCTTAATGGCAAAAGTATGACGACCGCCACAGTTCTAACACAATTGATGAGACTGCAACAAATTACTTGTGGTCACTTTACGGCTGATGATGGTACCACTCAAGATGTTAAAAATAATCGTATTGATGAACTAATAAATGTCCTTCATGAAGTTGAAGGTAAGGTTGTCATCTGGGCGCATTGGCAAAAAGATGTCTACAAAATAATAGAAGCTATCAATAATGAATTTGATAAAGGTCATTGCGTGGATTACTTTGGATTGACCCCTGCTAATGAAAGGCAAGATAATATTAAAAAGTTTCAAGAAGATCCTAACATAAGATTCTTTGTAGGAACTCCACAAACAGGGGGATATGGTATTACTTTAACGGCAGCATCTACAATGATTTATTATTCTAATGGTTATGATTTAGAGAAGCGTCAGCAATCAGAAGCAAGGATTGATAGGATTGGTCAAACAAGACCGATGACATATATTGACATCATCTGTGAAGACACAGTTGATGAAAGAATTGTTAAGTCTCTTAGAAAGAAAGTTGATATCGCTACCCAAATAATGGGTGAAGAACTTAAAGACTGGATTTAAAATATAAAGCCTTTGATATCTAGAATTCTTTCTAGAAGAACTAAGGATACAGCCCCCACTGTACCTAATAATACCCAATAGATTTTGTCTATCTTGCCGCCCAATTCGTGGATGCCTTTGTGCATATGATATTGTGACTTCTTTAGACCTGTGATGTGGCCATAAAGAGAAATGAGATGTTCTCTAGTACTTTTAGGTTTTATATCCATTATGTTGTTCTCTCTTTTTGTTTTATTATTTTTTCCCAAGGTTTAAGTAAAGACTCTTCTACATAAGTTAATCCTGTAACAGGACTTACTTGGTCGGTCCCTGTTCCCTGGTTAAAGGCTTGGACGATACCTGCATCTAAATTATAGTTTTGTGGAACTTGGGTATTTCCAGGCAACATATTTTGAACCTTTAATCCTAATGCTCCAGTTGGATCAGGAATTTCTTCTTCAAACTCAGGAATTTTAATGTAGTCATCTAAAAGACTTATGTTGCTGTTAGACCGAATAATTTCCATAATAAATGGTAGGGCTAGTTGATATGGGTTTTCAATATCAACTCCTTCTTTTTCATTTAAGTCTCTATTAATTTCTGCTATTCTTTTTTTAAAGAATGTACTTGGTCTCTTGGGTTCATATAATCCTTTTAATACATCTTTTGCTACATCTCGATCTAATCCTTTTCTAGCGTATAACATTTTTTTAATTTTGGAATCAGGTACTCCAAGTTTTCTAGCTGCTTCAATTTGTTGATACATTTCTTTCATAGTGGCAAATCTTTTGGCTTCTGAATATTTATATCTATTTAAAATATCATTAGGACTAACTCTTCCTCCCTTGATCAATGGAGATTGAAATAAGTTTCTATCATTAGTCAATCTCTTAGTAAAATCAGTGATCATATATTTCATTGAATTTTCTGGATCAGAATTTATAATACGCATTCCATAAAGAGAATGAATTTCATCTTCTAATTTATGGTGTCTTCCATATTTATCAGTTGTTCCCGTAGCGGCTCTACCTATTCTAATTAATTGTCTCCAAGAACCTGGCTCTAATGCTTTTCCTAAATGTAATAATGATTTACCTGTCTTAACTCCCCAATCATCTTCATCGTTCCAAATTTTTCTTCCTCCTCTACCAACTCCTTTTCTAATTACAGCATCTATCAATGCTTCTGTGTAAATAGATTCAGTAGCGTAAGGTTTTAATATTTCAGATAAACTATCTTCCATTCCAGTACCCAAAGCTTTCATTAAAGAATCTCTACCTTCATTCTCACCTAAAGCTGTAACAATTGCATTAAAAGGTCTGATCAAAGTATCGTAAGCATTGGAATAACTGAAATCGATATATTTTAAATATCCATTTTCATCTCTACCCATTGGTATTAATGTAGAATTTTTAGACCACTCTGGAACCATCTTTCTAAGTGCATCCATTTCTTCATCATCAACATCATGATATGCTTTAGCTGTCGCTACAAGACTACTTGGAACTCCGACTGTGGTTGCACCAAAACTAAATAATCTTTTAAGTCCCATTTGATAAAGTTCTTTAAACTCTGGATTGTCCCAAGTTCCTTTTCCAATTCCTGTTGTAATTTCATCAATCGCTGTAGTATAAATATTATTTCCTGTTCTCATAATTTCAATTGGAAAGGCTATGAAGTTTCCAAAAGGAGTTTGTCTTAGAGCTCTACCTGTTCTACCAATGTAGCCATAGTTAGGTACATTATTACGAGTAAGTTTTCCTGCAACTTCATCTAAAAAATTAGAGAACCCTTCTTCGGGAGTAATAGCACTATTAATATATCCTTTTCTTTGTGCCATCTTTTGAAAATATTTACCAGCAGATGAGTTTCCTTTTACAGTACCTGGTGTTAAAAATTCTTTAAAGTTGTCTCGGTTAAGTCCCATAGTTTTAGCAAGTTGATCATATCTATTTCGTTCTAAGCTCCAGTTAATTACTTTCCAGAAATCATCTTCTGCTACATATGAGTCTTGAAGTTTAGCAAAACCTTTTAATGCTTTTCTTCTAGCTGCATCTACTTTACTTGGAATCCTTGACCCCATTTGTCTATCAATTTTGGATGGGTCTTTTAAAATATCATCTAAGAGTTGTTTTATTTCACCTGCTTGAACTTGTGAATCTACTACTCCAACTTTTAAAAGCCTTTGGTATAAAGCCTCATCGGCTTTAGTCATTGTACCAAGAACTCTTTTACCAGATAAATTCCAAGCTTGTTTATAAATGGCTTGTCCCCCTAATGCTTTTGGTAAAAGCATTTGGATATCTCCGTAGTTTGGAAAGAAGGCACCATTCGCTGCTACAAAGGCACCTGCACTTAATGCGTTTCGAACGTGAGTTAAAGGTGATAAAATAGTTTTAGCAATTTGAGATGTTGCTTTTGGTCCTAAGATTGCATACTTATAAAATAAACCTACACTACTTCTATCCAACCAATTACTTCGCGTGTCAAAAATGGCATCATAATATGGTGCTTTAATATAAAGATTATCTAAAGGAGTAGCTATTCCTTCTAAGCCATCTACCTTTTTCCATTTTCTTACATCAACATCACCTGTTCGTGGATCAATGGCATCTATAACTTCATCGGCTGTTTTTACAAAAGGGTTTTCGCCTTGAGTTCCCATTTTAGCAATATCATCCATAATTCTTAAAGTAGAATTTAAATGAGCTTGTTTACCAACTGTTGCAAAGAAAGTATAAGAAGGATCTTTAACCTCTCCTAATAAATGTCGTTGCCATGGTTCTAATACTCTTTCTTTTAAAACACTGTTATCAATTCTAATCTCGTCTAATTCTTTAACATCAACATCCCCAAAACCTTTTTTCTTAATTGATCCTGGAACAGCTATTTCATCTTTTGCAATTTTATCTAAATATCTAGCTATAGCTTCATCGGCTTCTCTTTCTATTCCTTCGATATACTTAGGATTCTTACTTAATTTATCTACTTGTTCGATGGCTTCTTTTTCAAACTGTTGCCACATTGGATCTCCTTTTTTTATTACTTCTGCCAGAGTTCCAGGTGTTGTAGCTGCACGTGCTGAAGCGTTTGCTGCTTTTAATTTATCTGCTAAAATTTTTCTTCGAGCCCCAATTAATCTACTATCTACAAAACTAGATTTAGCTGCATTTATTTCTTCAGCCATAGGTTTATATTTTCCTAATCCCCATAAACCTTTTTGTTCATGATGACGATAAACTTTAGTCATATATTTTCCAAGATTAGCTTTGACTGTTTCAAAAGCCTCATCAGAAGTACCTCCAATTCCCAATCTTCCAGACATATTATCAATCGCCATTCTCATTTGAATAACAGAATCTTCTAAAGGCTTAATGGCACCCCCTGTTTTGGAAACTTCATCCATCATTTGTTTTAAGGCTTTAGCAGCATCTCCTGTTAAATTTTCATCCGTTGATCTATAGTAATCATCAGCTTTAAAAGCCCCTTCACCTTCAACTCTTTTAACCAAGTCAATGATATCTGGATTAGTTCTTCTTAATGAATTCCATTCATTTCTTAATGTGTCAAGTTCTTGTTGTAATGCTCTTCTTGCATCCATATCTAATCTAGGATTATTCATCCTAGGAGTCAGTTCACGAATCTTATGTCTTAGTTTATTATATCTTCTAACAAGTTCTAATTCTTTAAGAATTCTTGTTTTTGCTTCAGGTTTAAGAAGTGTGCCTGCATCAATATTCCTACCAAATTTATCTTTTGGATTAGGAGCTAATACTTTATCCATTAAATTTTTTCTAAATAATTCTTGTCCTGCGGGTGTATTACGATAACCTTGGACATCGGATATATTTTTTCCTAAATCTTTAATCGCTGTGTCAACTTCGGCTACAGTAACACCTGCTGCTCTTCGAATAGCTTTTTCAGTTCCTTGGTGGTAACCTTTCATTTCATGAATTGCCTTGGTCCCTGTTCCTTCAGGTCTTAATCCATATCTTGAACCTACTTTTTGAAAGTCCTGTTCGATTGTAGTTTTTCCATATTCATCAAGTCCTTCATCTAATCCTTTGTGGGCTCCTCTACCTCTTAATCTTTGAATACCTTTTCCTGCACCTACTAATGCTAAATTAAATAATGCTCCTTCAGTTCCAAACTTTAATCTATTTTTTAATCTTCTAAATGCATCTTCTCTTCCTTCTAAACTTTGGTTCTTATCCATCATAGTAAGAGCTAAAGGTTCTAAGGATGTACCTTCTGCCATATCAGCAAAGGTTCCTATATCTTCATCAGCTACGACTGCCTCCCCTAAACCTGAACCAACTATTCCCCCTGTTAAACTTGCTCTTCCTGGAGTCTTAGAAATTAGTTCTCCTGCTCGTGCTAAACTAAAATATTTTCCTGCTTTTTTTGCAGCTAATGCTTTTTGTGCAATGTCAGTTGCGTTCTTTGCTTGCCACGCTCTAGCTGCCGCAGAACCTACTTTAAAACCTACCCCAGCCGGTATTGCTATTTGTGATAATGCGGTTGTAATTTTTCCAATGGTTCTTGCTTCAGCTTCATCGTCCCATGGGTTTTGTTCATCAAACCATGCTTCAACATCCCTAGCCATATTAGTATCTCCGACTAAGTCTAACATAGTTGCACCAAGAGAGAATACTCCTTTAGGAATATTCCATAATCCTGTTGCTACTCCTGCTAATGCTGATTCAAAGAATCCTACTTCTTCGTCTTTCTCTTTTTCTTCTCGTTCGGATTCCTGTTTAAAAGCTTCATCTAGACTGACTGCCATTAGGCCTCCTCACTTATTTAAATTTTTTGGATTTAGGATCCCATGTTAAAACTTTTTTATCTTTAACTAATTTTAATTTTCCATCCTTAGTGTAATAATGTTGCCCGTCTACTGCCTCTGCTTTATCTTTAGGCCACATTTCAAAATAAGTAATATCTAGTCCAGTGTTATCAATTGCTCGTGCTACTTTGGCTGCTTCTGCTTCAGTTTTAAAAATATTTGATGAAATTAAAATGTCAGTATTCATTTTTACTCTACCCTCAGCTGTAGCCTCTCTAGTCGCCGTTCCTCTTTCAAGGACTTTATCACCAATTCTCTTATTCCATTCAGCAACGCTTTCACCTTTTCTTTGAGGGTAAATCTTTTTAAGATCTCTTATTTGTTTTCCTACAGGACCTGATTCTGTTTCTTGTAATGCAATCTTCATTGCAAGTTCAGCAGGAACTCTATCACCTTTTCTTTTAGTCTCTGCAATTCTAGTTAAACCTTCTAATGGTTGTTCTGCTGCTTTACCTATTGCTCTAGTTAAAGAACCTCCTGGTTGTGCCATTAAGTTAGCACCAAATTTTGCTAGTTCTAAATATTTTTGTCTATTCATTTCGCTATCATCAACACCCATTGTGGATTGTAACAATGGTAATATATCTTCGTAGATAGCTTTGACATCACTCTCTCTTGTATTGTCGCCGATAGTTACTTGTTTAGTTGTATCAATTATTTTGTCACCTTCTCTAGTTCCTTGTTCATTTTCACCAGGTCTTACTACTTCTGTAACTTCATCTGAAATAATATTTCCTGCTTCATCTCTTTTAGTTCCAGACCATCTATCAATTGTTTCCTCTTTAGTGTTATAAACAGGAGTTGGTATATCCATACCTGTAGCCCAATTCCAAACATGTGTTAGAGGATTGGCTACATAGTTACCTGCAGCGTCTGCACTCCAACCTATTAAGGATCTTCCCGCAGAATCAACTGCATCTCCTAATGAAGAGTAGTCATATAAATAATCTTCTGCTTGCTCTCGAGTCATTTCACCATAAGGTGCTGGTGGAATATCTAATGCATCTTTCCACCAAGATTGAGATTCTTTAACACTGTCTCCTTCAGCATAACCCGGTCGAACTAAAGAATTAATACCAACCATATTACCATCAGCATGGGCTGATCTATCTACTAACCCAGTCATAATGCCTTCGTTAGCAGACCCACCCCTTCTGAACATAGGTCTTTTTAAAATTCTCTCTGCCATTTAATTTCTTAATGCTCCGTAGATTCCAGCTAAGCTAGTTCCAATTCCTAATGCACTTTGTAATGGACTTGCTGATGGTTGCGTTGTAGTCGTTTGACCGAAGTTCTGCATACCACCCATCATTCCAGTTACCCCTTGACCAAAGATTCCTAATCGTTTGTAAGGTTCATCAACAGCCATTTGTGCTGCTTGTCTTGAAGCATCTAAGCCTGCTTGAGTTTGTGCTTGTTGTACTCCACCAACTGAACCTAGAGTTTGAATGTCTGCTCTTTGAGCTCCTGGTAAGAATTGTCCTAAACCTTGTTGTGCTGTTGCTAATTGTTGCTGTTGACCAAAAGCTGTCTGTGCTCCTTGTTGTGCTTGACCAAAACCTTGTTGTAACATTTTTGCTTGTAATGCTGCTCTGTTTAAATCTGATTGTGATTGGTATTCAGCAGATTGAACACCGTGTCTTGCTCCACCGAATGCTCCTGCGGACATAGCACTTTGTCCAATTTTATTTCTATTGATAGCTGCTTGTTTATCAAAATCTTGTAGCGTTGCATCGATGACATCCTTTTGATAAGGAGACATAAAATCTTTATAAGCATCCGCACCTGTTAGTCCGCCTGCTTTAGTAAGAGCAGACTCTGCTGCTGTTACATAAGGTTGATAAGCACCAATTCCTGATTTAGCAAGATCTGCTGCTTTAGTTTGTAACCAGTCTTGACCTGCAACTTGCGGTGCAAGTTCTGCCATTCCTGCTTTTGTAATTCCAAATTGTTGAGCCGCCTTTTGTCTTTGTGCCCATTGAGCTGCTGACTCTCCTGGTTGTTGAGTTGCAGCTGTAGTTGTAACTGGTTGACCAACTTGTTTAGTAAGTTGATCTGAATATGTTTTACCTAATGCTTCTATAAACTGTGCTGGTAATTGTCGTGTAGTTGAAATATCTGCCATTATGCTACCCTATTTTCTAATCGTTTCATTGTATCATACATCTTTTGGGCGCCTTTATCAACGCTTCCTCCACCTGCGGCTCTTACTGCGTCTGCCGTGAAGACGAATTCATTTTTGCTTAATCTTGCAGGAACATCATCTGCTTTTTCTTTTTTGCCTAAAGGAACAAATCCTCCCATTCTATAATCTTTTTCATAGCCACCTAGATCCATAAGACCTCCTGTAGCTGCTCCTTGTCTAGTAGTAATATCTACAGCTTCTTCAAACGAAGCCCCTTGATCTATAAGATCTCCTACTTTATCTTTTTTCTCTGCTTTTCTTTTTCTTTTTTCTCTATGTCCTAGAGTATCTTGAGCTTCACCTTCTTCCATTCCACCTCTTAATAGAGTTGCTAATCCTTTTGCTCCTGCTGAAGCCATACCGAGAGGTGTCATCATAGCAACAGTTTTTCCAATTCTATGTATCATTTCTTTTGAAATATCAGGAAGGCCATCATAAATTTTCTTTGCTTCGTCATAAGTAAACATAGCTGCACCCACAGGCGTTGCTCTGTATAATACTTTAGCTACTTCTGTTAAAGTCTCTTGTAATTTTTCCATTCCAGTTGGTGTTGGAACATCTTCTGTTATTGTTTCCTGGTCCGCGATCTCTTCTTCCTCGACCGGGCCACCTTCTTGATAACCAATCAGACCACCATCCTTAGCACCGCCTTCTCCGTATTCAGATAAGTTAGTAGTTAAGAAATCTTCTAAATCTTCATCAGAAGCAGTTGGGTTTGCATTCTTATAATATTTTTCTAGATAAGGTTTTAAAGTTCTAATTCTGTCAATGTATTCTACTTCCTCTTCTTCAGGTTGTTTAGCTAATAGACTAGCTAGACCGCCTCCAAGTCCAAGGGCCATGGCTCCTTTACCTATCGAACCTTTTCCAAACATACTTCCTATCTTACTAAATAAGCCTGGACTTCTAGCCACTGAACCAGCGGCTGATTTATAACCCAAGGGAGAACCCATAAGAAAATTTTTTCCTGCTGTAAATCCTGGAATATTTGCAAATTTAAATCCACCTGCACCGAATCCTCCACCTAATCCATAGGCTCCAAGCCCTAACATTGCCGCTTTTCCTATAGGGCTTTTAAAGATTTTCTTAATTGGACGGGTAATCTTTTTAACTAGACTCCCTAGTCCGTATAATTGTCTTGGATTTTGCATTCGTGAAATTGGCATAGTTTATTAAATTATCCTATTTTGTTATATTTTACAACTCCCCTGTTTGAGAACCTAGATCGATATCTTCAACCTTAATCTCCACGCTTCGGGAGATATGCTCTCTCTTTGTTGGTGTTTCAGGGTTATCTACATCAGCATCAGCTTCAGCGTCTGACATATATTCCTGTCCTGTTTCAAGGTTTTTTAAAGTAATCTGACATTCAGGCGTAATAACAGCCGTTCTTTTACCGTTAATTTTCTTGTATTCTATCTTAGCTTCTGTTTCTATAAATGGCATATTATCTACTTATTTGTAATACTGCAGCTGTCATTTTAATCACATTAGTCTGAGTAGTCTGCATTTTTAATTTATCTCCTGCTTCTAGTATCAATATGTTATTAAACGTCAAGACATCTACGCCTTTACTAGGCGTAACGTTTGCCACATCATATTCAAAATCAGTAGTACTAGAGGCATCATATACTTTAATGGTCACATCTAAAGCACTCCCGTGCGTGTTGTATAACTTAATTGTTTTAACAATACTTGTCGTTGCATCTGGAGACTCATACATATCAACATCTGATCCTGATGCACTGATTTGTGATTGAATATTGGTATAGACATTAGCCATTATGATAAAAAGAAATTAAATCTTTCCTGTTCCTCTTTTTCCTGAGTTAAAAATGTTGAGTTTAATTGTTCCACCATTGAAGTAATTGATCTAGAAATTTGACGTTGGTTGTCAACTTCATATTGTGGTTTAGGTTCAGGGACTCTTACAATAATTTTAGCCATATAATAATCCTGCTAGACCTCCAAATTTTTTCTGATCTCGTTCATGTTTTTTATAAAACTTAATAAAGGTTGGATGTTTTTCATGCATAGAACCTAACTCTGGATTCATTTTATATACTTTTTTCCATCCTAAATATTCTGCGTCTTTACTTAAATCTGGGTCTATCATTCCGCCTTCAGCCCAATCAGTTCTTCCTCTACCTGTTCTATTACTTACAGGACCGCCGCTTGTTGCATGAGCCCCAAATCCTTGTCCTGTATCATAAGATTGCTTACCATCACTACCTAATCCATAATTAGTTGGTCCGTGTTTATTGGGATCATATTGTCGCTTTGATTCTGCCCTCGATTTAGCTGCTGCTTTTTCTTTTTTCTTTTCTTCTCTTTTCTGTTTTTCATACTCAGCTATCTTATTTGAGTATTCCTTTTTCTTTTGCCAATTTTTTTTTGCTAAATTTATATTTTTTAAATTACTAGTTAGATTAGTTGTTATTCCATATTTAGCTTCTATCTCTTCATCGCTAATTGTTCCATCCATTATTCCTTGTATGTCTTCTGTACTTATGCCATATTTATTTCCCAATGTTTCTGATATCTTACCTGTTCTTTTATCAAAAGTTTTATCAGTCATTTGATTGGCATTATATCCAGCCATGATTCCTTCTGGTGTATTATATTTACCGTCTGGTCCTATTGCAATTCTCCCAATATCATCAGTATAAACACCTGATCCTCTTAATTCGTTTTCAAAAATAGCTCTTTGGTTTACAGGGAGTATACCTTGGAGTTTATCCCCTAAAAATTCTGCACCTCTTTTAAACGCACCAACACCCGGTATAAAATTCATAATATTACTCATTTTCCTTTGGAGTGCTGAAGGAGTTTTTCCATAAAAAAATTCTTGGTTCATGTCCATTTGTTTTCTATCCATTGTACTTGGATTAGCCCCATATTCTGAAAATTGTCTAAAGTCGTAGTTAGGTGTGTAGTTTGTGTTTACATTAGCATTAGGAGAGTATGGATTAAAACCACCATCTCCACCGCTAGTTGGAAAAGCTTGCATGATTCCAGTGGTTCCTCCACCACCTCCGCCACCTGCGTTAGCATCTGGGTTTCCACCTCCCATATAATAACGATAAACATCGTAGGCACTTCCAGTGGGTTCATTACCCATCCAATTCATATTAGGTATTGCGACCATTATCTTCTCCCGTCAGGTCTGATATCGACCCTTAATGTTCCAAATCTCCAATCCTCGCCTGCTGATTGATTCTCAATTTTAACATTGCCGAATCTACCCCTTGCACGAGTATTAAATTTTTGTGTTGATGATGTTACACTAAAAGGACTGTAAGGGCTAGTAGTTTGAGTATCTGATGGATATGCTTTTATACCCATAGTAAAGGTAGCAGTCCCTGTTAGTGTTTTAAAATTAGGTAAAACCCTACTAATAGAAAGAAAAAATTCTCCATCACCTTGAAGATCAAGGTCAAAATCATAGGATTTAATATAAGATGTAATGGCAGTTGTAGTACCATCAGGATTGATTTGGTCAGTTCCTACTTCGTGTTCATAGAAAGTAGTCTGTCCTAATCCTGTTTCTCCTACGATACTCGGAAAGGTTCCTGTTCCAGTGCTATCAAATTTAGTTGCATAAGGTTTAGGATAAACAATAGCATCAATCCAGCTAGTTCTAGCTTCGGTTCCTGTATACCAAACAAGGCCTTGTTGAGGATTAGATTCCCCATAATTAAATACTACATATCTATCATTATAAGTTGAACCCGCTGACGGGTAATACCAAACAACTTCACTAAATAAATTATTAATTCCTGCATAAACTTGTTGACCTTTAGTTGTAGCAAAATCATTATAAACATAATCTTCAACAGAAGCTGTTAAAGTTTTAACGGTACCATCAAACATAAAGAAACCATTATTACTAATCCAATAGGCAACCCCGTCTACTTCAACGGCGGCATTCATTCCTATTAATCCACAGTTAGTTCCAACTTGTTCAAATCCAAATGTAAATGGGGCTCCAACAAACTTCATTGAATACAATGCATTATCAGTCCATACTAGAATATTTTCTTTAGCTACAATGGCTCCCATAATTTTAGTTCCATCTTGGAGTCTTTGTGAACCTGCCGCATTAGTTACAGTGGGCGTATATACATTTATATCTTCTTGGTCTGAGAACCTAATAAACATATCATCTTGAGTTGATGGTGTTCCAATAGTGGTTTCTGTTCCTAGATGAATTAAGTGTCTTGTTGTTGGAGAAACAATAGTTACTCTACTTGCCGTTGGGTTTCCACCGCTTGCAGTAATGGCTGTAGCATAATTGTTAGTAGTCGTTGAAGCGCGAGCCGTAAATCTATTAGCAATTGATGCATCCCAAGTAAATGTTTTTCCATTTGCAATCGTTGCAACTAAAACAGAACCCCAGTTATTTAAAGACCAAAGCCCTGGTTCTAGTGTAAGATCAGAAGCGTTTACTGCATCTCCCCATCCTGTATAATCAGTTGCATTATAAACTATTGCCTCATCACTATGAGCAGCTGTGGGTGTTCCTTTTTGCCCCCTAGTAATTCCTGTTAAATTAGCACCCGCTACTCCACTATAAGTAATTAATTCTGAATCAACTAGAATTGTACCTCCTCCTGTTGGAAATCCTGTAGTAGATGTTAATGTAATACTAGTACCAGCTCCACCTGTTCCGTTAGTATCGTTTAATAAAGCACCATCTAAATCATTTGTTTGAGCTCCTGTAATCGTTCCACCATAATTCCCAACACCAAATCCATATCCATAAGTTTGAGCAGCGGGTCCTACAGATTGGTAAGGTTGTACAACACACGAACTTCCAGAAGTTAAATTGGAACCTCCTCCACCTGTTTCAGCGCTTGGTGAAGTAATAGTAAAAGTAGTTGATGTTGGAACTGTAATAACTTGACAAAGTTTATCTTCAAATAAAGTAGCAGATAAACCTGATGAAGTTGGCATTGTAACTGAATCTAAAACAACAATATCTCCTATAACTAATCCATGATTAGAAGTAGTAGTAATAGTAATTGAAGTTCCAGGAGCGGTGCTATTGGTAGTTAAAGTTGAACCTGTAAATGTAGTTTGAGTTCCTGCATTATTACTTCTCCAAGGAGTAATATCATAAATCGTTCCTTCAAAATAAATCAATAAGAATTTATCGGTTCCCATTGCTACATATTTATTTCCGTCAAGATCACTAAAGCCGTGTACTTTTCTCGCTACACCACAAACTGTACTTGCTAAAAGAGAAGACCATCCTCCTACTTTTTCAGGTAAGCCATATCTAAATCTTGCTTTATCAGAATCAACCCAACGGTTTTCTGCACCAGAAGGAGTATCCTGTTTATCAATTCCCGGTAAGAATTTAAAATTGACAAGAGCCATAAGTGTAGCCCCTAAGCTGTATTGGTCTTATAAGCCCAGCCTCTAGTCGCATCTACATACACTAGGGTGATGGCTTGACCATTTGTGTTTAAAGTTAAATCAGATGTTGCCGAATTAATTGGTTGGCCATTTCTTCCTATAGTACAATTGTTTGAATTCCAAGTACCTCTTGTATCTAAAACACTAACTTCATCTCCAACAGTTGGTGATGCAGGTAAGTTTATTGTTATTGGGTTGGCTGTGGTATTAGCAAAAATTTGAGCTCCTGCTACCGATGTATAAGGGCTATTAGAATCAGTAATAGTTGCATAACCTTGTGAAAGAATTGTTACATCTGTTTGTGTACCGTTAGATCTACATAAAACAGTTGCACCTGGAGGAATAGGTTGTGTTGTTCCAGAAGCAGTTAAAACTCCTAAAGTTCTATTTGATGTTCCTCTAACAGTTTCATCTTTTACTATCCAAACTCTGTTAGCAGTACCTGGCATTGTAAGGGTTCGGTCCCCGGCTAATGTTCCATAAAGTCTTAAATATATATTTTTACCATTGGATGTTGCGCCATTAGTTAAAGTAAGGGTTACACTTGCACCTGCCATATCGACAGAAAGATAACCTGTAGCTGTTTGTTCTAAAATTTGTAAATTGGTATTAGTTATATCTCCCCATAAACCAGCTTTTTCACCAGTTGTAACGAGTTCTAAACCTGCATTAGTTGAATAAGATGATGCCATAATATTAATTCGGGTCTATTGGTGTCCAGACCATTGTTGCGCCTGGAACGATTGCACTCCATGTTATTGCCGACACTGTACCAGTAGAAAGGGTTAATCCACTTCCCGTTACTGTATGGTTAGAGTCTGCTGTTATTGTAACAGTTCCTGAAGAAATTACAACACTATTTCCGCTAACAGCGGTCGTTGCTCCAGCCGTAACCGTAACAGTACCTGTTCCTAAAGTAACTGCGGAACCACTTGGACTTAAATTAGCATCTCCTGTAATAGTTACTGTACCAGTTCCTAATACAATATCTGAGCCATCTACTAATTCTGTAATAGAGTCTGCTGTAATTCCTGGATTACCTATACTGATAGTTAATGCATTTCCTGAAACTGTAAGAGTTACGCTATTGTCGGGTCCTACTGTAGACCATGGGAACTCTGAAAATGTACTAAATCCTAACATATATAATCCTTAAAAGGAGACAGTAGGGTATGTGGTGGATCTACTGCCTCCATCTAAGAATTATATCATCGTTTAAACCAAGATGGAAGACCTAAATGAGGGCGCTTATCAAACATATTATCTTTCGCTCCAGGTGTTTTACGATTGTTATAATGCAGAAAAACTTGTACGCATTCTTTACCCTTAAATTTTTCTCTCCAATGTTCTAGCTCACATCCAGAATAAACCAGCATATCTCCTGGTTTTAAATCTACTCTAACACCTTTTTTGCCAACTTCTCCAGATGGCTCTAGGTATATAGGCCAATCATCACCACCAAGATTCATAGTAGTAGATATCTCACAACTAAATCTATCTTTGTGTCTTTTAAGAATATCACCTTTTTTATAGATTCGTGCATAAGTATAAGCTGGATATAATTTTAACCCTGTTGCTTTTTCCATATCAGGTAAACATTTAAGTAGTAATGTTTCCATAGCCATATTAGAATACTGACTATAGGTATTTGGTATTTGTTCATTTTCTCCTTCATAATATCCAATAATAGTTTCAAATGGTGAAAAGTATCTACGTTCTCTACAGGTATCGTAAACTTGTTTTTGCATTAAAAAATAATTTGCAACAAAAGCTGCTAGGTCTTTTGATATTGCTTGACGGATAACTGTATATTTTTTTTTCTTAAACATCTTTAGCCATTTCTTTTGGTACAGCTTGTATATTCCAATGTATAAATCTAAAAGGCTCAATACCAAAGTCTACTGCATATTCGTGCTCTAAATATCCTGGAAATATAATTAATGTGCCTGGTTTTGGTTTAAGGTGAAATTGTTCGTGACCAGGCCATACACCTTTTAAGTCTGGTTTCATTTTTAATTTTGTACATCTTGCACCAGTTTTTGGTTCGTGAAATATAGGGAATGATGTTTTATCACTACACTTTAAAAAATAAAATCCTGATACATGTTGATTCCAATGTATGTGTGCAGAGTGATGACCACCACCTTTTTTAGCAAATTCTTGTACCCACATCTCACTAAATATAGTTTGGTATTGAGACATATCATAACCTTGATGATCTAAATACTCCCAAGACTTTTGACCAATATAATTTCTAAAATCTAAGAAGTCATTATCAGCTGTTAGTGGTGTTGAATGATAACTTGTGCCAAAATCACCATGTTCTTTTATTCTTTTCTTTTCTCTTTTACGAGCTTCTTGAATATATTTATTACTTGCTTTGTTTAAAGATTTTACAAACTCTGGTTTGTGTTCTGACCAAATGGTCGTGTTAAAATAGTTATTTATATACATTATCTAAACGGCTTTCCTAAATGCCAAACAACAAGACTGTATCTTGTGCCTGATGTTACTGGTTTAACTCTATGCCAAACAAATGAAGGAAATACAATGATAGATCCTTTTGGTAATATTTCTTTACATTGTATTCTATGCTTCGATTCGTCTCGCATATGTGGATCATAGTTTCTAAAATCAAATTCTAATTCACCGCCTTTATATTCTGAACCATCTGTTAACTGACAAGTCATAGATAGTTTTCGAATCTTACCATTCTCAGGATCTCCTTCTTTTCTTTTGTAAGGTTTATCCCAACTATCACAATGCCAATCATAATATTGATTTAATTTATATTTTGTAAACTGACACGACTCAGATCTTTCCCAATCAAAATTCCAACCAGCTTTTCGATTAGCTTGGTGAACATAGGGGTGTAATTCTTTGTATATCCAAGTATCATTAAGCCATACTAAATCTGATTTTCTTTTTCTTTGTAAATTTTTAACTTCTTCTTTTTTTAATTTTCTATCACCATAGCCACCTGTTCTAGCCATAACTTCTTTTTGTGCATTTGCATATTTTATAACTTCATCACAAAATTTAGGTGTAAGTACACCACTGAAATACCAATAATAATTAGATATATTCATACGTTATAGTCTGTACAAAATTTAAACTATCTTTTTGATTGTTAGTTAAGTAATACATATTTGTTGATGGAAACAGTATAAATCTGTTATTTAAAAGTGGTATATCCCAATTTCTTCCTTTACGTCTGTTATCTTCATAATGTATTCTAACATTACAGTCTTTAACTTTTACACCATATAATAATGTAAAGTCTGGAGAGTTACGTAGATCCACTGGATCAATATTTAATAAAGGAATAGTTGTTTCCGCAGGTTTATAGATATTTCCCCACGTTTCTTTGTTAATTAAAGTAAAACCATATTCAAGACCAACATGATCTCGCATATATGTATTTAACATATCCCAAGTTCTTGAAAATGGAAAATCTTTATTTTGAATTACTGATTGTAAAATATCGCCTGATAATTTATCTCGGTCAATGTCCCAATCTTTAGGCATTGCCACATCACCGTAATATAACGCTTGTTCGCTTAATACTTTCTTCTGCATACCACCACTGTTTTTAATTTATGCTTTTGAATCTGTCAAGTCCCAAGTTGTATTAGTTTCATTCCAAACATAACTCCAAGAATGAGTATCTGCTGTGTTTTGTGATTCTTGTTCAGCTGTTAATGCTGGAGCATCACCGATTGGTGATTTCCACGAAGCTGATTCATTGTGTTTTACCCAAGATGCATAAGGTTTTTTAGGCCAAAAGATTTGATCATCTTCATCCCAAGTATAACCTATACCTGCGTAATTTCCTCTTAAAGGTGTACCACCATCTTTGTGTTGACCACCGTGTGTGTTGTATGAAGTTTGAATCCACATTTGTGCTGGCCAGTTATTATGTGTTTCTAAATATTGTTGACCTACTGATTCATCTTCAACACCATCAGCATTAAGCATATCTTTATTATCTAAAGTTAATACTTGAATAACTTTTCCGTTTGATCCTAATTTTGCGAAATGTGCCATAATGTTTCTCCTTATATCTTAAAATTAATTGTTAAACAATACATAAATATTATTGAAATTTATACCTTATAATTACAACTCCAGATCCACCATTACCACCAATAGCTGCACATGTTCCACCAGCACCGCCACCGCCACCTCCCGTGTTGGCAGTTCCTGCTACTCCAGCGCTTGTATCATTAGGTGTTGGATTACTTGGTGGTCCACCACCATATCCGCCGCCACCAGATCCTCCAGCTCCTGGAGTAACTGTACCTGATCCTGGCTCTCCTCCATATCCTGCGCCTCCTCCACCACCGCCAGCATAAACTGCGGGAGTACCTGTAATTGCCGATGTAGCACCTGTTCCTCCTGCTCCTCCTATAGAAGTTCTTGGAGATGGACTATTTGGTCCTGCATTAGCTCCTACAGCAGTCGCTCCACCGCCTGCACCACCGCCGGTATCTGCATCGTCCGATCCACTTCCACCACTATTTCCTTGAGAAGGACTAACTGGGGGAGTATTACCTGCACCTCCAAGATGCGCCCCCGGAGGGCTAGGTGACCCACCGCCACCGCCGCCAGAACCTCCAGCAGCGCCAGCAGTACTTTGTGATGGAGGGGAACCATAACCACCTCCGCCACCACCTGCCGATGTAATTGTTGAACTTCCTGTAAAAACTGAATTAGAACCTACTGCACCTGTTGCACAAGAAGTTGGAACTGCTGGTGCGGTTCCACCTGCTCCTACTGTAACGGGATAACCAGTTGCGGTTACGGGTAATGCGGAAACTGGTGATGTTAAAGGACCTGGTCCTGCTGTGTAACAACCTGTAGCAGTTCCAGAAGATGCTCTCCAACCACCTGCTCCTCCACCGCCCATACCATATCTTTGAGGCATAGTTCCGTTTTTACTATTTTTAGATTGACCGGATGCACCCCCAGCAACGACCATATAATCTACTACATTGCAACCAGGTGTACTTCCAACTGAACAAACAGTAAAAGTTCCTGGTCCTGTAAAAGTATGAATTTTGTAATTACCAGATGTTGTAATTGTTCCGCCTGTAGCTGTAATATATTGTGTGGTTGATGCAACTGATTGAGTTCCATCGTCAGTTACTAACCAACCTTGTGTTGAATCTATATAAACTAATGTTACTGCTAAACCTTCTGTTGATAAAGTTGCATTGTTAGTTGAACCACCAATTTTTTCTGAACCATTAGCAATTAATATACAATTATTTGTATCCCAAGTGTTTGCATAATCTTTTACTGCAATAACATCTCCAGCAGTTCCTGCTGGTAATGTTACATCAACTTCTCCTGAAGTTGTATTTACAAAATATCCTATTCCAGCTGTTGCTGTAAAGTCTCCTGTTTTAACTGTTGTACTCCAAGAAGCCGAACCTGTTGCACCGAATCCTGATGCCGTTCCAGAGTTTGTAATTGTTGCACCAGCAGGAATTGTGAATGTATCTCCACTATCTCCTAATGTAACTGTACCACACGCTGTTCTTGGACTAATTTTATTTACTTTTATTTCACTCATTATTGATATTTATACCTTAATATTACAATACCACTTCCACCATTTCCACCTTTTTGACCAGAGTTTGTTCCGGGAGCACCTCTTGATCCACCGCCGCCACCGCCACCAGTGTTAGTAGCTCCAGCTTGTCCATCTCCTGGAGATGTTCCTGGTCCTGGCCCTGCGTCTCCGCCTCCGCCATCGCCACCTTCTCCATTATGTCCACTATTGGCTTCATATCCTCCACCGCCACCACCAGCAAAATATCTTGCATTAGTAACTGGACCTGTTGTTCCATTACACCCAGCAAAACCTGTTCCAACAGCATATGAACCAACTCCGCCATCACCTCCTGGTGCACTAACAGTTTCTCCTACCGCTCCAGCACCACCACCACCGCCTGCTCCTCTTCCACTTGGTGACACTCCACCACCTCCACCATTATTGCCTTGTGGAGGACTAACTGGAGGAGTATTACCACTTCCACCAGGAGCTGGTGAGCTTGGTTTTTCACCGCCACCGCCACCACCTGATCCACCATCTTGTCCAGTAGTTCCCTGTCCGGCACCACCAGCACCACCAGCTGATGTTATTGTTGAAAATAGTGAATTACTACCTGCTGGCGCACATGTTGCATTTGGTTCAGGCCTTGTACCTCCTGCTCCAATTGTAATTGGATAAGCTTCTGCTGAAACTGTAATACCTGTTGGATTTGCTAAAGGTGAAGTTAAAGGTGCTGGCATACAAGTGTCATTCGACATTCTAAATCCTCCTGCTCCTGCTCCACTTCCTGCGGCTCCTGTAGAACTTCCACCACCAGCCACTACTAAATAATCTACTTTGTTATTAGCAGAACAACTAGCAAGTGTGTTTACAGTAAATGTTCCAGGACCTGTAAAAGTATGAATTTTATAATCTCCACTACAACTAATAGTTCCTCCTGATGCACTTATAAAAGCTTCTCCAACAAATCCTGTTCCTTCCTCTACTGGTATCCAACCTTTTGTTGCATCAGCATAAACCATAGTTAAACTTAAATTATTTGTAGTTATTACATAATCTCCAGCTGTTCCATTCATATTAGAACCACCTCTACCAATTGTTAAATTAGCTATTGCAAAATTACTAGCATAATCTTTAAGAGCTACGATATCTCCAACTGATGGTGAACTTGGTAAATTTACTGTAAATGCTCCACCAGTTGTATTACAAAAATATCCATTTCCTGAAACTGCTGTAAACGTAGAAGTTTTAATTGAAGTGTCCCAATTAACAGATCCTGATCTTCCAAATCCTGATTGTGTTGCACCTGATGCAAGAGATACAGTTCCACCACATCTCCCAATTGTAACTGTTGCGCCACATACAACAATTGTATTACCAGCTCCTGATCCGACTGTTGTTGTTGAACTACACTTCTTAATTATATTAGAAGCGTCTGATGTTTTTTGTACATTATCTACTTTAATTGTGCTAGTCATTATTGATATCTATACCTTATTATGACAAGACCACTACCTCCACCAGCACCTGAACTTGAAGGTCCACCGCCTCCACCTCCGCCACCACCGCCAGTGTTAGCTGTTCCTGCTGTTGCAGATGCTCCCGGTGCAGGTGAACTTCCTAGTCCCCCTTTTCCACCGCCCGCTACTGGAGCTGCTGAAGTTGGAGATTGACCTGATCCACCTCCGCCGCCTCCTGCTCTAGCAGTAGGTGTTGCATTAATTGATGAGGTTGCTCCTGTTCCTCCAGAACCACCTGTTCCTGGACTTGGTTGACCTGCTTGACCGACAGCAGTAGCACCGCCACCGCCTCCACCGCCTCTATCTCCTGGAGATGATAATGCATTGGCACCATTATATCCTTGAGCTGGAGTTGTTGGGGGAGTATTACCTGCTCCGCCATTTGAAGGGCCACAGTTTCCTGTACCACCTCCACCAGAACCACCCGAACCTCCTGTTGGTTGAGTTCCACCACCATCATGACCTACTCCATAACCACCGCCAGCACTTGAAATTGTTGAAAAAGTTGATGTTGCTCCTTGAGTTCCATTATTAGCACCAGAACCGCTATCATCTCCACCTCCATTTCCACCAGCACCTACTGTGATGGGATAAGATGTGGCTGTTACTGTAATTCTATTACCGGGTGTTGGGTATCCTTGACTTGGTGAACCTGTATAAGGTGAACCTGGACTTACTACTTCTCTATAACCACCAGCACCTCCGCCACCTCCGGCATAATAACCACCACCGCCTCCACCGCCAGCTATAACCATATAACTAACTAGATTATTAACTGGAGCACAAGTAGTTGCTATTCTACATACTGTAAAAGTTCCAGGACCTGTAAATGTATGAATTTTGCAATTTCCAGAAGTTGTAATTGTTCCACCTGTTGCACCTATATAAGGAGGAATACCTGTTTCTGTATCTTCTGCGTTTTGAACATTAACCCAACCTTTTGTTGAATCAACATAAACAAATGTAGCTGCCTGACCATCAACATTTAATGTTGCATCTTGTGCAATTCCACCAATTTTTTCTGATCCATTAGGACTAACTGTTAAATTATATGTTTGAAAATTTCTTGCATAATCAGAAACAGCTACAATAGCTCCAGCACTACCTGCTGGTAAGTTCATTGTTAAAGCACTTCCTGAATTTACAAAATATCCTTCTCCATCTACTGCTGTAAACGTAGAAGTTTTTGGTGTTGTTTGCCAATTAACAGATCCTGATCTTCCAAAACCTGTTTGAGAAGCACCTGTACCTAAAGCTACTGTTTGTCCACAACCACCTAAAGTTAAGGTAGTTCCGCATTGTGGTTCGACTGTATTTACTTCTATTTTACTCATTATACTATTACCAATGTTCCTGTTACTGTTAATGTTTGGGTAAAGGTAACAGGACCTGCAAGGACAGCATTTTCAATTATTAAAATATTATCCATTGTTGCAGCGTGAGTATATATCTCTTCTGCTCCAGGTTTATTACCTATGTATATAGTATTATATAAACTATTCATTTTATCTCCTATGCACTAATTGAATCGACAACACTAACATAAGCATCAACACTACTTGCTGCTGAACTTTGTGCTTTCAATACATCAGTATTTTGCATTACAAATTTTGCTCCACCCTGTACTAATTCTACAGCACTTGACGGCGGTATACTCAAATCTTTTACAAGATATCTAGTTGTACTTCCCCCAACAGAAACCCAAACAGATATTGTAATAGCACTTGTTAATATGTTGGCTAATCTTAGTCCAATTACCGCATCATTAGAATTAGCAGTCACAATAGTTGTTGCTGAATTCGTTATCTGCTGGGCGGTTCTTGTAAAATCTTGAGCCATTTTTTATTTTCTCCTCTATAACGCAATGGCCATTGCCACTGCGAATCCATTACTTGCTGCACCTACTGGTACACCACTTGCGTCTAAATAAACTGCTTTGCTTGCAGGTAATGTACAAAATACATCTTTAGTTCCTGCACTAAACGTTACAGCTGAATCTGAGTTAGAACTTGAAATTACTGTATCTCTTGAAAGTGTATCAGGCGTTGCGTCTGTTACAGTTCCAATTCCAACTTCCCATTCAGAAGTACCTTGGTTATAAATTGCATAATAGGTAGTATTACTATTTCCAACTCCCGCTACAAAAGTATCGAACCCTGTTTGAGCTCCCGCTAAATTCAAAGTTCCTGTACCAGTAGTCGTACTAGTTTCTTTTACCCTATCATTTATAACTAATGCCATTTATCCTCCTTAACTCATACTTATGATAGCATTTGCAGGTGTCGATGGATCAGGGAAAGTAATTTTAAATGTACCATTAGTACAAGTTTTATTTCCTCCGAAATCTAACACCACACATAATTTATCGCCTTGGTCATCATTGTAAATTGCTCCAAAAGCTGCTGTAAAAGTAGCTGATGTCCAAGTCGCATCTGCAAAATCTGTAGTTGCAATTGCTCCTGTAGAAACAACTGCGTTTCCAGTTAAAGCTTTTCCTGCTGTCGTATAGTTGCTTCCACCACTTGAACTTACTTCACTACTCGCACTATAAACCGAACTCGCTGTAGTGTATGGATTTGCAGTGTATAAAGCTAATTTAAAACTATCTCCTCCAGATGCAAAATTATGTGTTCCTGAGAATAACTCCCCACGGAATGCATAAGGTATTATATTTGCCATTTTTTATCTCCTTAATAATCTGATGGAAACGGTGATTTAAGGGGTGTACGAATAACTCCATCTTGCCATTCATCCCTACGTCTACGACCTTGTTGTTCGATCGCATACGATTGTAGCGCAGTTTGATATGCCTGCGTATAGTATTGTATCATATCTGCTGGACCTTTCAAGTATCCATATGCATTTACCAAACAGCCGTACAAAAGTAAATCCTGATATTTATTTGATAAATAAGTTCCATTTGTAGCCGAAGGTGCAGTAGTTGGATTTACTGTATCGGTTAAACTATAGGGCTGTTTAATATAAGCCATAGTTATTTCATATCCAGCCGCAGGTGTTGGGGCGACCACCCAATAATTAGCATCCCAATTGGCATAATATTTAGGAATACCTGAATTTGTTCCAGGCGTATCATAATAAGTTGCCATATACGAAGTATCTTTTTTTTCTAAAAATGTTTGAACATTGGGTGTGACAGTCGTGTCTTTAAGTTGAATATATCTAATTATTCTTAAATCATCTGGAATTGTCACATATCTATTTCCAGTAGTTAAGTTTGAAGTAGCATAGAATCTATTATCATCAGAATCTGCTTCTCTGTAAATTTTATTTTCAGCGTTAACAATAAAAGTATTAACAATCGCATCGGTTAATACTCCACTATCAACTTCCGTATAGTTTCTGATATCTGTTTGTAATGTTGCAAGTAAATAAGCCATTATGGTCTATCGTTAACAGGACCACCGAAAACGAAATATCCTCCCCCTACTGCTGTTGATGATGCATTGCTTGCTAATGTAATTGTAAATTTATTACTAACTGTTTCTGTAGATGGTTGTCCAGGATAGTTAATAGTTTCTGTAACTTTAGTAATGATATAAGAACCATAGACCTTGGCACCACTTGTATGAGCAACCGCAGTTGTACTTTCAGGAGTAGTTCCATAAGAAGGTGCAGAAGTACCTCTTGTACACCCTGTTAAATCATTACTTGATTTTCCTGTGTATTGAATTGTTTCACTCGTATAAAGTCCTGTAGTAGCATCTGTTGAAACAATTACAATATAACCTGAAGTAGGAAATGATGATGCGTCAGCTAAAGTAATAGTTGTAGCGCTATCTGTAATATTTCCATTTAATGTAGTGTTTAATTCAAAAGTAGAAATTCCCACTCCACCAACGATTTCTTTAACTTCATAAAATCTAACAGCATCTCCTGTAGATCTCCCGTGTCTATCTTCTGTAACAGTTACAGTTGTACTGCTTCCTGTTGTTGAAAAAGGATTATCATTTAAAACACTTGGTGTAAAAAATGCAGTTCTTTGTGGGCGTGCATGTTTTAAAGCTTGTGGATCTGCACTTACAGGTTTTGGTTGAAGCTGTGGTTGTTTAGGTTCATATTCTGAAAAATGAACCCATGCTCCATTCCATTCTTTTACCATTTCTAAATAAGGAAACGCTAATCCCGATCTGTCTGAAATTGATAAAGCATATTTTCCTGTTGCAAATTTTGTCATAATTAACTAGCCGTTGGGTAATAAGTTGCTGGTGAAATATAAGCACTAGTAGGAGAACCATCTTCTTTTAGAGCTCTCGCTAATTCGTCCTCATATAATAATTTTAATTCTTGTGTTCTTTGAACAGCATATTTTTGTGATAAATAAAACGCTAGACCTGAAACCATTGGTGGTACAAATCTATATGGAAGATCGGCAGCATTACTATATGCCCCTACATCTTGAATTCTTTTTACATAATAGTAATTAAGAAAATGTCCTGCTTGAGAAGAACCAGGAGTTAAATATAAAGTAATTGTAACTTTATCTATAAATCTTTGAACCCAATATTGAGTTGGTTGACCCTTAGCTGTTTTATTAGAAAAAGCTTGATAAGTTGAACGATCAATTTTAGTTAAAGGTGCATCTACACTAGAAGCATTTCTATAAGAAGCCTCTAATACATCTGCTACTCCATATACAGCCGTAGCGTCAGAAGTACCATCTCCTGTAGAACGATACATTGTATATTCAGATTTTCCATCAACAAGAGTAAGAGAGTTATTGGCAACTTCCCAATAATGTAATCCTCTATTCCCCCATTCCTGGAAAAGAATATTTAGAGATCTTCTAGCTGCTTTTAACTGATATCCCGAGACAGATTGTACACCACATCTTTCATAAGCCTCTTCTACTATTTCATCAATAGAGAAGTTCTTACCAAAAACATATGTTCCGGAAGTTGTGTTGGCCATTTAACCTCCTATGCGTAATATTTAATCCATTCAGTAACAATCGAAAAAGTATCACCAGCAGAATGCGTAGGAATTTCTATATTAACATCTCCGTTTGCATTATTACTAGTATTTGGATTTACTAAACCTCCGATATTACTAAAGTCCCAACTATCATATCCATTTAAAGTAAGGAAAGTTTCATCTCCACCAGAGTTTTCCCATGTAAGTCTAGCCCCATCTGCAACGGCAGTAATATTTACATTAAACCAAATTTTATTTAATGCTATTCTATTACACGCTTGGTTAAGGTTAGATTTAGCTAAAGTAGAAACATCTATAGTAGTTGTTCCAGTACTTCCATCTTTAGTAGCATCTATGTTAAAAACATAGATTAGTTTTTTAGCTCCGTCGAACTGCGTGTTTATTGTTGGATCGTATGCCATGTTTCCTCCTATTAAAGAGTGGGGTCATTACACCCCACTCAGAGTTAATTATTTATTACGCTGTTAAACCTGGCGATATTTGTTGAACGTAAGTTACCGTCAACGTCGCACGTCCTGCATCTGAAGTAGTCGCAGAAGAGTCCGTAAAGATTTTAACATCTGTTGCTCCGACATCTACCCATGCATCAGCATCTGGTATCGTAGCTTGAGACGCTAATTTAATCGTGTTGATAGTAGATACAGCAACAGCTGTCGCCAATTCATTTGAAGATGAAGTAGTTCCAATGCTTAAAGTTGCTGAGTTGTCATACGCAGTTGTTACGTAAACTGTAGCTTCCACAATTTGACTGTGCGCAGGAATAATAATTCCTGAAGCCGCCGCAGTTGTAGATTGTGTAATCGCTGCAGACTGAGCCATTACTACGTAACCGACATTCGCCATGTCTGTTCCGACTGTAGTCCCAGTTGTGTTTCTAATCGTTCCCGCTTTTATCGGTCCCGAAAATGTAGTTGTTGCCATAATTATATCCTCCTAGTTTTCGAATACTGTCTCTAGGCCGTCGACTATACTCGTCAGTATTCTAATTAATTGTATAGTGATTTATTTATATAGTAGATTTTAGTAGAGTGCAAGGGATCCTAACAGAAATGTACGATTTCAGCGATGTGGCGTTTATTTAAGTAGCCACAGAAACTTGGGCAGCAGCGCTTTCGATTGCATTTTGTCTGTCTGCAATCTTAGATTCTTCGAGTTTGATCTCAGTGATAACATCTCTGATAGCATTATCAATTTTGACCATATCCAGAGTATATTTACCTTCTTGCTCATACTCCAGTTGCCACCTCAACTCCAAGGACCGTTTTTGTTTGTACAGGTCTTTGACCATCGATAACCTCCTCATAGGTTATGCGTTTAACTCTTGGATCCATCATTTCTCCAAGATGTTCCCATTTTATATCTTTTTTTCCTAGTTTGTCAATGATTGCATTTTCAATAGATTCAACATTATCGTTAGCTAGAACTTCAAATTCAGCGTGATATTGATAAGCGTTGATTTTTACTAGGAATTTTCTCATTTTTTCTTTCTAATTTGAGATTGTGGCGGAACAATGTCCGCCACAAAATTTTTAGTTATTAAGCACCTTCAACGCCGAAGATTCCTCTAGGGTCTGATACGCCAAATACGTATCTTTCTCTAGCTTTGTATCTTACGTTGCCAGTATCGAAATCGCCTTCCATTTTAGTAGTCAATGGAGCTCTGTCGAAATGCTTCATTCCATTAGGAACATCAGTGATAATGTACCAAGCATCAGAGTCAGTTAAATAGTTATTAACTCTGTATCCTTGCGGAATCATTCCCATAGAAACGATTGCGTTGATATCATTGTCAGCTGTTCCAACTCTACCCTGAGATTTCATCAATCTCTCAGCAGTAAATTGAAGCTGAGAAGGAATAATCATTTTTACTCCTTTAGCCGCAACTTTTAAACCTCTTTCATCAGTCATTGCAGCGATATCAATTAACGCTTGTTCTAATGAAGTTTCGTTTAAGTCTGATTGAGTAGTTAGAGTGTTTTGGAACGTACCCGCGATTGTAGGGTGCGATGTATTAAACAAAGAAACACCATCACCTGAATCATAACCATCAGTTGTTGGCAATCCTTGAATTAATGGATTAACAGCTTTAACTTGTTTAGTGTTAGCCATCGATCTTGCTAAAGCTTTCGTATAACGAGAAGCAAGTCTGTCGTAAAGGTTGTCTTCAATAGCTTCCTCAGTGATAGCAAATGCGAGAGCAATAGTCTCCATTGTGTATCTTGCTGTGAAAGTTTCTTGAGCAGAATCAAAAGAAACAGCCGAACCTTCTGGCTTAACTTTTGCTTGCGCGAAACCTCCTAACATAACTTCTTCTTCAAAAGCTCTGTCGGATGACTCTGTTACGTAAATCTCACTTGATTGATTTTCGTAACGTTTATATTCCAGGCCAAATAGTGCATTTAGACCTGGCTCTAGTTCTTTAACTAGTTGATTACGTGATATAGCCATAGTATTAAATACCTCCTATTATATCCCTGCTGTTTGTTTCAAAAGATGCTCATTAATGATAACTCTAAGAGCAAAGCCCTCAGCAGTAGTATCAGAATGATCAGGGTCTCTAGAAACTCCCAGTATTTTAAATTGAGCCGTACCTGTTCCAGTCGTCGCTGATATCTTAGTTTTAGATATAAACAACGGTGTAACACCAACTGCCGCCGCACCATCTGCACATGTGCCGACTTCGTTCTGATTGAACGCTGTGTCAGCAGACATAATTTCATACATTTGGTATGGATCGTCAGTTATAAACGCAACAGCATCAGATGCTGCAACGCTGGCTGGCCAATAATTTGACCACGTCGGCTTGTTCGATGTCGGATCAGTATAAAAAGCACCGTTTAGAGAACCGATGTTATTAACATCTGTGTCCGCTGAAACTAGTACCACTCCGTTCGTCGTAATTTTACATAAATCGTGATGTGAAATTAACGCAGATCCAGAGGCAATGCTCCACTCACTGAGAGCAGCATTGTTATCATTCTGACCAACTTTTTTTATGGGTCTCAAACCAAACCCTGTTGTTGACGCATTAGCCATATTTGTCTCCGTTTAGTAAATAATAAATTATTTACTTGGTTAGTTTATTCGTTGGTTTGAGAATTGTTAAAAAATTAACTATTCCTGTTACCACCGAAGGTTGTACGAGACTGCCTATCTTGATTGATTGGCATTCTCTTATCTTGATCCTTCAGTAGATCGTGTTCTAACGCTTCATTCCGTTCTTTAGCTTGTTCGCTATAATATTTAGAACGGTCTATTGCGATCTCGTTCGGTACTCTTGTCAAGACAAGGCCGCCGTGCCCGATCACCCCTTTGTATTTACCATCGGTAATAACTGGGTAGTCAAGTTCAGGGAATTCGTCAGCTCTTACTAGTTCATAACCGGCTCTAAGTCTGCCCTGGACATTTTTCGTGTCCGTGTATCCCATAATCTCAATCCTAACCCACCTATGTCTAAAACCGTTTGGTGCGTTGGGCGTATCTAAGTACGATGGTGGAGTCCAGTGTTTCTTACGTTCAGTTTTCACTCTACTCTGGCTCGCACGGGAAGCTTTATTTGTATCATTTTTCATATGCTTATACCTCCGTGTTCATAAGTTGTTTCGCATAGTCTTCTAGTGGCACACCTAATTTTTTAGCAATTTGCACTTGTGAAGGCGTGAGTTTCACACTCTTGCGACCGGTCTTTGTACTACGCGTAGCCGAAGCCACGTTCTGTGTAGGTTTACTAGTCGTCGTTTGTACCTTCTTACCAAATTTGTGGGGGAATTCAAGTCTTATTCTTCTATCCACTTCAGAATAATATTCATCTGACTGTGGATCAAATCCCTCTTCTTCAGTAAGTTTTCTATGTAAATCAAAGGCAGTGTACGTCATAGCTGAATCTGTACCAAACCATCTGTTTTTAGATGCCCATTCCGAAGCTCGTGGATCGGGAGCATCAGGACTTACGGGTGGTATAGTTTGTTCCTGTTTAGGTTGTGCTTCAGCTCTTTTTGCTTCCATTTCCTGCCTAGTTTTTAACTCTGCAAGTTTAGCTTGTTCATAACCTAATTGGGACATAGCCGTAGTTGCTTCTACTTCTGATTTAATGTCATTATTTTCTCTAGCAGTTTTTAATTTTGCTTGTGCTGCTGCGAGAGAAGATTTAATTCTATTTTCCATTTCAGATGCATAACCTGTATCTAACTTGGAAACTTTAGAACTTAAATCATCTTTTTCTTTCATAATACGTTGAGTATACTGAACAGCTTCATCTCGCTGTCTTTCTGCTTCACGCATTTTTTTAGTCAACTTAGCGATACGTTTTTTAACGCCTTCGCTATAGTCATCCATTTCTTTTTTTTGGTCTTCTTTCTTTTCTTCTACTACTTCTGATTCTTGAGCTTGTACTTCAGTCTCTTGTTTGCTATCTTCAACATTAGACTGCTCATCAGATTTCGTAGATGAATCATCGGACTTATTACTGTCCTTATTATCAGTTTCTGCATTCGTTTCCTCCTGTTCAACTGCTGTTACCTTTTCTTCTGGTAATTCAACCTCGGCACCAGGTCCACTAGTGTCGATGTCTACCATCTTTCCTTCTTGTTTTTCTTTTTCGTCTGGCATAGTTCTCCTCTATGTTTAAAATTCGTGGAATATACTTTCAGGGTTTTCCACGGTCGCTAGAACTTCATCATCGTTTAGAAGTCTAACTTCACCCCCATCAATTTTAATTCTGGATCCTGCATATCTTGCAAAGATCACCCAATCTTTCTCCTTGCACCAAGGACCGTCTGGGTATCTTTCTTTGTCCCTGTAGCAATCCGGACCCATTTTTAAAACTACACCACAAGTTGATGCGACTTGTGATCTATCAATGGCATCGTCCGTTATAATAATTCCACCTTTTGTTTTTTCTTTTTGTTTAAAAGGTAGAACTAATAATCTCCAACCTGTAGGAGTTGGTAATTTGGCTGATTCTTGTTTGTCTTTTGATTTTTTTACACCAACTAAATCTTTATTTGGTGTTATTATCTTTTGGGTTGATGTCGACGACTGTTCCTGTGTTTTCATAATGCTCCTTTTTTTCTAGCAGGCTGGATATTTCCTGACTTAAATATTGATACGTTCGTATCTGTCCTAACATATAGTTGTATTTTTCCATATTGTCAACAGCTCCAGATACCATTGTTGTAATAACATCTTGATGCCTATCGTTGATAAGCTTCCTTAATTTACTAATTAATACTAGGTCTTCCATAATGCCTTTCTATTGTTGATATTTTTTCTTCTGCATCTGCTATTACTTGTAACAGTTTATCTATCTCTTGTAAATGCTGAGGATGTTCCCCAATTGCTACAGGATGGTTTAAATAGATTTCTATTGTAGTTGATGCTTCTTTTACGGTTGCTTTGTATCTAGCTAAAAGAGCGTCTAATAATTTCGCTCGGATCAAGTTACCAACCTTTGACGGCCAGCTTCGGTTTTCCTTTAATTAATCCACCTTTAGCGTACATACGTCTTCCTTTCATTCCCATGTCTGGTGAATACCATCCATGCTCTTGGGCTTTACGTGCAGCACCAGCGATTCTTCCACCGCCTTTTGCTCCCACAGCTCTCTTAATTTTTTTAGAAGTTTTTCCAGATAATTCTGGTTTAGATATATTTATTTTTTTACCCCAAAAACCTTTTCCAGAAATTAAAGGTTTTTTCTTTTTCTCACCTTTAAGTAGAGTGGTATATTTTTTACCTTTATGAGTAAAAGTATCTTTACCCATTTTTTTAGCTAGTTTAAATTTAGCACCTCTTTCAGATAACTGTTTACTCTTGTCACCTGTCATTGCTCTTTCACGGTTAGTGTGTCTTTTTTGTGCTTTATCTTCTTCAGCTTTAGTTCTTGTGTGGTATTCTAATTTACCTTTTTTCTTATCATCTCTTGTAGATCTAAAAGTTTTCTTACCTTCTTTTTTTGCTTTTGAAAACTGTTCATCGAAAGTTGGCATCCATTTTTTTCTAAATTTACCAATTGTTGATCTTATTTTACCTGGAGCTTTTTTAGATGATTTTCCTAGTGCTGGCATAATTAACTCTTTTTCCTATTTTTTTTATTTACGCTATCCATTTGCTTTTGGAGATTTTTTTTCCATTTTTTATGAACTGGTTTATCATGCTTATCTGCTATTTTAACAATAGCATCAGTTAATTTTCCGTGTCCAAAAAATTTTTCTGTGTCTCTTCTATTTTGATGTACTTTATGTGGGCCAGGTTTATTCCATCCGCCACCACCTGGTTCTTTAAATTTTTTATATTTTTTTACTTTTCCACCTTTCTCATACCCTTTTTTTAATTCGCTTATGACTCTTCTTTTTTCTGCTCTTCTATTTCGATTAGGTCTTTCAGCATCAATTCTTCCAACTTCTTCTAGAAGATTCATTCTTCCAGTGTTTACTCGTCCACCTTTTTTATACCCTTTAGGTGATACTTGTTTATTGTATAATCTGTTTGCCATAATGCTCCTTTTATATAAGTTTTAATAACCTCTGTCTAGTTTATTTATTAACTTCATAATGAATTTTACCACAGTCCATACATTGGGATATGCTGTGAACATCCTTCATATCTATACATTTATGTGAGGAAACTAATCCCTTAATATAAGCTATTATTCTTTTAATCATTTTTTTGCCCCTCCATTTCTGAAAATTTGCGTACCCTTTATACCATATATCGACGCAACTACAAGAATCCATAAATTTGTGAACCAACTAGGTAATTGGGAGAACATATCAAAGAACAATTTTACCTTGTCCATGGCTGTCGGATCGTCCGATACGACTGCCCAAGCGAGCACCAAAACGGGCAAACTTAAAATTATAAGGACCGCCTCGTCTTTCCAGTCTGACTGTCTGGCTTCTAAAAGTTTTCCCTGGTATTGTTCTTCACCCTGGGCCATCTTAGTAGCATGCATTAATTGTGCATCTGACATAGCCATCTTAGTTCGCTGCTTGTTAGCGTAAATTTTACTTCCAGCAGAAACGGCTAATTTAATTGCCGATAACCACATGTTAGTACCAGGTTGCTGTTTTATTTTTAGTAGAAAGCATACGTCTTGTACCTCTGACTTTTACTTTATCTCCTGTTGGAAGATAATCTTTAGCAGGGTCATCAACTTCAGTGGCAGCTCTTGGGTCAACTTTCATGTTCTGACTTGGAACTTCTATTTTAATGCCACCTTTTTGATAGCCGTCTTTTCCTACACCTAATTCTTTTGACATAGTTTCTCCTTATATAAATCTAACTAGTCCACCACTTGCGTGTTTAGCTCTAGCCATTTTTTTGAAAGTTTTTGCTAGGTTATATCTTTTAGAACCTGGTGGGCATGATGCACTTCCAAATTTTTTACCAGTACAAACTCCTTTTGTACCTCTTTCCTTAATTGATTTGTTTACGCCTTGAATCCAATTCTTTTTAGCTTTGCCACCTTTAGCTTTTTTATCTCTTTTGTTTTTATTTAATAACCACCAGCTATGAGTTCCTGGTTGATTAACAGAATCTTTAGCTCTTCCACCTTTAGCTCTATTAATTCTTTGGTTTGGACGTCTTCCCCATGCTCCGTAAGATTCATCTCTTCTATCTTTAAAAGATTGTTTCTTACCAGATTCTTTTCCTCTTCTCATACCTAGAGATTCATCTTCTCTAGCGTCGTAACCTTGTTTTTTCTTTTTAGTAATCCAATTCTTTTTCTTTTTAGTAATCCAATTCTTTTTCTTTTTTTTAATCCACTCAGATTGAGTTTGCATTGTATCAGCATCATGCGTGGGTTTTTTTGCTTTTTTAGTAATCCAAGGATTAGTTTTTTTCTTTTTAGTAATCCATCCACCTTCAGCTTTTCTATTTCTAGTTTGTTCAGCAGCCTTCTTAGCACCTGGCCAATCTTTAGCTTTGCCTTTCCATAGAATAATTCTTTTAACTTTAGGTTTCTTAGAACCTACTTTTCCGCCTGAAGCGAATGGTACTCTAGCTGTTGAATCGTAACTTGGCATAATGCTCCTTTTATATACTATCTTCGAGGACCTTTCAAGATCCTTACATCCCTTTGTTTGAATCTATCATTTTCTATCTTCGCGTCAATACCCATTTGAGTTTTTTCTAAAGAAGTATCGGCTCTTAGATGAGCTAGTTCCTCGTTTTGGTCTAGTTTCTCTTGTTGTATGGACTGATTCATCATAGTTTTCATACGATCTAGGTTAATCTTCTCTTGACCTTCTTCTCGTTTTCTCTCATCATCCATTGCTCTAAGATCTAATTCTCTTGCTCTTAATTTAGCAATTGGATCATTACCGAATTCACCCATGATTTTTCTCTCCTCTTTTAGGAATTCTTCCATCATCTCAGCTTCTAGTTTAGCTTTTCTTGCTTCAACTTTAATACTGAATTGTTGTAAGACTTGTTGTAGTTGTGGGTTCTGTTGAACAGCTGCAGGGTTCTGTTGTATTTCCTGGAACCTAACGAACTCATCTCTAAATTCTAATTCAACTTGTTCTTGAGCCATCAA